ACCAGTAGACACAGCACCACCGCTATGCCTTACTGTTTCTAACAGATAATTTACATCGATGTCTTGAGACAGCCGATATATTTTACCAGTAGACACAGCACCACCGCTATGCCTTACTGTAAAATTATAACATATAATCTCATTATTTACAACCTTTCCGATGTTTGCAGGGACAATATCTGTTAGAGTCTTGATTAGTTCGTCCAGTTTTCCGTACTCACCTATGTGTACTGTCAATGTGAGAAGGTACTCTCCGTACTCCATTTCAATTTCGTACTTCTTCTCTCCTAAATATACATTCAACCACCTAACCAGATAAGTTATGGTATAGGGTGACACCTGATTAAGACGATTAAGAATCCTATCCCGTCTAAAATCTTCGGAGTCTTCGGCACTTGGAACGATGTTAAGCATTTTCTCGTATCGAGAAATGCCTGACAAATCAGCGGTCAAGACCCACTGATTGTTGATAAGTGAATATAACTCGTCTCTCAGCTGTGAGAGTAACTGCTGTTCCGCTTCAGAAAGTGTGTCTATTTCTAACACATTGTCATAATAATTAGGAAACTTTTCTCTGATGTTTATATCAAGCATTTATGACCACCTTCCTGAGAGTCGCCATATACTGAACAGAACTTTCCTGCTGGAAGTAAATGTCCGACTCGTCTTCGTTGAGGGTAACATTAGATACATTCAAAACACCCGGAACAGACAACGCGGCACTCATAATCTGAGACTTATACACATTGAGATGGTAACGATTAAACGAGTCGGCAGTAGACCACGCTTTTCGCACACTCTCAATATATTTAGATATCGCCTCTTCTATCTGTGTCTTAACTGAATCTACAGCATACTGACCGTCAATTGTTACAGAACAATTTATGTCAATATACAAGGGCTCAACGGTTGTAATCGTTACATTGTGTCCGATAGGAGCAATTCCTAATCCAGTTCCACTATTTCCTTCCATATCCTGAGGGTCAACCTCATCCTTGACATGAATCAAAAATTCAGGAGATACTGCATTATTAGAAGGTCCAACGATGCAACACTTCACAGTACCCGGTCCGTTCCATACAGGATACACTTGAATCTGCCCGATACCCTCAATCTTACTGAGTTCCTGTCTGTACTGAGCGATATTACCACCAAATGCCTGATTTTTAATACTTTCAAAATACCTGGTTCGTAACTGCTCGTCTGTTTCAGCGTCCTCACCTGGAATGAGAGTTGTGGACATGATAGCAGAGGCCAAACCTTGTACAAAAGAAATACTTATAAGGTTTCCAGAGTATCGATTACCAATAACTCCGGCAACTTCACAAGTCAACTCGTACGCTCCAGGAATAACTACTCCGTCCTCTTTGTACTCGGCTGTAACCGTATAGTTCACAGGGTCTGTATTAGATACGGTGCTAAATCGAGAACCGATAGGTATAATCATAGGCACACCGCCGTCATCTGTGAAGTCAGCTCGTCTTACAGCATAGTTTGCCGCCTGTCTTACGATATACCTTTCTTCTGTCCTTAAATCCAGAGCTTCGCCTGTGGCAGTATCTGCAAAAGTGTCCGTATAAACATTTCGTAATTCCATGAATGCAAGAGCAAGAACATGGCACGCCGGACCCAGAGCGTCATAAATAACTGAGCCTTCGCGTTTGTCAATGGAATCGGGTACAAAAGACAATGCCATAGCCATAAGATAATCAAATGTATATTGTTCAAGATTGCTACCAATCATGTCAATACCTCCTGTTCATATTCTATTGACCCATAAATTGTATCGACTATGCAAGTGACTATCATGGCGTCAATACTTGTTTTGGCAAAAGTAAAATCGCGAACATCTACGATTCTATCATCTGTCAAAAGTGCTTCTTTGAAAATGTTTGGAATTCTTGTACACACATAGTCGTATGAATGCCCAACGAGTTTCAGGAGTTCATTACCGTAATACCAGTCGTAAATTTCCCAGGCATACTTATCTGTATTGAGCACCTTTCGAATAAACTGCATTACAGCCTCTTCATCGTCAATCATTCCGATTATGCGTTTATTTACAGGGTCAATCTTAAAAGTCTTTGTAGGTAAAATCTGAAAATTTTCAGACTCTTCATCCTGCAAAAAGTAATCTTGACTTTCCGGAATCATGTCGGTATCGCTCCTTCCTCTCTCTGAATAATGTAGTATTTCTGCCCTCTACCCACCTTGAGCATCAATACTTTGTCTCCAACACGAAGTCCTCTCCACAACATGATGTCGTAATTATTTCCGTGAGGAGTTACAGGATTAGTATTTCGTTGTGAAATACTGTGGCTGTGAGGCCCTTCTCCTGCGGGTTGTGTGGTTGCTGTGGGTATCACATGGTAATGGTCGTGTTTAATTATGTAGTCGGTGTAGATGTGCGTCTCTTTGCAGAGAGCACCCAAAATCAGGAAAGACTCTGTTAGCTCTCTGTTCTCTACCTTGACCTTAAGAGGAGAAGTAGAGGTGACTTCACCGAGTACAATATCAACGATTTCATTCTGTGGAGTTTGGCCTGCTTGTCGCATAAGCTGAGCCAGTCTGTGTCCATCACTCACCTCTTACCACCTCCGTCTTAATATCCATGGTGTGTTCTTCGTTAGAGATTTTATGAGTACATTCAGTCACCAGAAGATAACTATTCATAGACAAATCTCCAAGGTCTGCAATCTTGCACTTAAAAATACATCCAGCAAAGAACTCTTTTACACCTATACAATGAAGAGTAAGACTGCGACGAGTATCGCAGTAATATTTGAGCATCTGTAAAGCCCTGGCTTCAATCTGGGCAATATTGTATTTCTCGTCTACCTTTTCGTAGAGCTGTAAGATGCCCCATTGCCTAATTTTCTCTCCGCCGTTGACTGTGTCGTTCACGATAAATACTTCACGCTTACCTGTGTCCTGATTGTCTCTGTAGAGCTTAATCTGGTTATACACATCGTCATCGATGGAGGTTTCATAATCAAAGCCTGTTACAAATGACTTATCGCCCAGTACTTCCGGGCGTACACAAGAAGTGATATTCAGATGCTCCAGAGTTCCAAAGTTGTCTCTGATGAAATACCACTGCTTGGTGTTAGCCAATGTATCGTCCAAGGCGTGTTTAATCATATCGTACAAGGATGTCGCGTCTTCGCTTCTCGGAGCACAGATATGAGAACTTGCGTCGACTGTCTTATATTTCAAGACGAAGTCTTTACACAGTTGCTCAAAAATCTGATTGCTTGTTACACCTTCAAATACTCTGGAATCCTTGTTCTTGAGATATCTGAGCTGGTCATAACAGGTGACTTTAATTTTGCGAACATCTTGGTCACGAGACTTTTTGAACACATAGCCTTTGAACATCTTATGACCGTCTAAAATTACAGAAACGGTGGCACCTTCCCAAAATGCCAAAGGGCTTGTGGCTAACACGGTGAACTCCAGTTTACCCGGATTATCTTCCAGGTAGGTAGTTATAGTCATGTCAGACACAACCTCTGAAACATCGAAAGTAACACCGTTTCGATTATCGTAGATTTGTGTGATGCAATTCATGCCAGCGTCACACTCCCTTCTGTAACCCAGCCCAGCCATCCACCGGACGGAGTGGTCACATGATAGGAGTGACTGCCCTTCTTGTTAATAAGATTTACCTTGCCTTTATAGTTCTTAAAAGTCTTACCAGGCTTGGAACCGTAGCTGTCATAATGCACACGGCCGTTAAGAATGACATCACAACCTACTGTAATCTGTGCAGGTTTAGGCGTTGCCTTTGCCTGCGGCTGAACAGTACCGACAGCAGTTGTCGGTTTGAGTTGATTCGTCACAGCCTGTTTAGAGATGATAGATACAGCAAAAGGCTGATATCTTTTGAACTCAATACTGTAATAGGTATCTTCGTGGTCTCCTGCCTGATGGTAGTAGTCGAATGTTTCAATTACAACATCGTCGTCGAAGCCGATACCTGTTACAGTAAGGTGGCAAGGTTTGCAGTCATCTCTAATCTTGTTGATGAAGTCCAAATAGAACTGAGCGGACTTAAATCCACCCTTTGTACGAATAGCCGGATACCAGCTTTCGTACGGGAAAAAGCACTCCCAAGAAATAGCCGATAGCTTTTTCTTTTTAGGGATTACAATTTCACCAAGTGTGATAATTTCAGTGGTCTTGTTGTTACCACTTGTTTTAACATTAAAGGTCGAAGGGTTGACAGGTATCTGAACCACCTGACCGTTGTATTCAAGAAAAATTCCAATATCCATATCAACCCTCCTGTAGAATTAGCTGACGAGTGCGGTTGCCATCTGCTCGTCAACCATATTTTCAATGACCTCAACGATTTTGTTGACATCAGCCGTTTCTCGTACATCACCAAAGGTAACATTGGCGATAGGTGTGACAGATTGTACTTGAAGCAGGTAATCTCTCGCCGCCATGTCTCTGAGAAGCTGAATATCTTCATCACTCAGGTCTACATCGCTGTTAATAGAACCTACGCTGTCCAGGTTACCACCATTGATGTTGATGCCGTCCAGCCCGTTAATTCCAAGTACAGAATCAGTCGGTAGACCAAGAGCAAAGTCTCCAACGCTGTTGGTTACGCCTTCGCCCCAATCATATCCGGAATTGTACCAGTCCATAGGATTCTGCATTCCGCTGTAAAGGAACGCATCTGCTTCCAGACCGAAGTCCCAAATATTGCCCATGATGTCGCCGGTTCCGTTCCAGACATCAGCCATATTGTCGCCAATAAACCAGTCATCGTATTCACCAGAACCTGTGTACATATCTCCAAGGGTTTCAAAAGAGGTGGTCCACTGAGTACCTATATCCTCAAATTCGCCCAGAGGGTCAAGAGCGTTATTCAGGTCTTCGACAGAACCTGCAAGGCCGTCCATCCATCCGCCAACTGTGTCAGCCAGATTGGAACCAAATACCCAGTCAATCGCTTTCGCGATAGCATACAGGATGCCCAACACGCCTTCACCGAGTCCTACAAACAACGCATAAATTCCAACGATGGCACCTTTCACGACGCCCCAAGCTCCCTTGGCGATGGTGTAAATTACATCCCATATAATCATTAGAACTGCGTATATGGTAGTTATGGCCCAGAGTATTACCTGAACAATTCCTTGTACGATAAGAATAATGCCGGCTCCTACTACGACAACTGCTTCTGCTACGATGACGAGTACCCACATTATGATACCCAAAAGCAAGATTACAGCGTCCCAAATAACTGCGATAGCAAACATAATCGCACCGCAAACAGCACCTACAATCTCTGCCATGGTGTAACCTGCTTCCAAGAACACATATACGAGAATGCCAATGAGTGCAATGATAAGCAGTATAGGCCAAGCGGCCGCAACCCAAGCAACAATAGCACTGACGGCGGCGATTACTGCCGCGGCGGCGAGTGCAAAGAAAATCGCCTGAGCGACATTAGCGTTATCCTGTAGAAATACTACGAATTCGCCAATCTTTTGCATGAGCCAGACAATGCCGGATGCTACAATATCGATACCAGTTGCTACTGTATTTAGAAGCTCAAAGCCTTGAGGCGACTGAAGATAATCTACAAAGCTCCAAATCAGATTATTGATTCTACCCAGAGGACCTTCTGTGTCACTCAGCATATACAGAAAATACTGCCAGATGTTTTTGAGTGAAGTTACAGCTTGTCCAAAGGTTCGAGGCATCTGCTTGAAGTCTCTGTCTATTTCATCCTGCATAGCCCACATCGCTTTTACGATTCGGTCAGCAGTAAGTTCGCCCTGAGCACCAAGCTCTTTCAGGTCACCAATACCGATGCCTTCAAATCTTTCGTCTATCTGCGACAAACCTTCCGCGAGCATTTGAGCAAAATACGGAGTTTGCTCTCTAATAGAACGAAGTTCGTCACCCTGTAGGACACCAGATGCAAGACCTTGAGTCAGCTGACGCAGAGCTCTTTGGTTTTCTTCTGATGTGCCGCCGCCGGCGACGAGTGCCTTATTGATAAGGCCTGCGGTTCCAATAGCGGCCTGAGCGGCTCCGGAACCTTCATATACACCGCTGATAAGAATTTTATTTGCAAGGTCAGCGGTTTCTGTTAAACCAGAACGAGTATTCATTGCGGTAGAAAATACTTGACCGTAAAGTTCCTCGTTTGTGTAACCAGATGTATTATACAGTCCGAGACGAGCTACCTGAGAACGAGATGCGTCAGCGGTTGTCATTAGTCCGCCTACGACATTTGCGAGCTTTTCTGCAAGGTACACACCGGACGCAAGACTTTGAAGAAACATAGTAGAACTTGTACCGATAGCTCTCATACCGCCTGCGATGCCACTCATTGCAGAGCCCATCCGGTTGTATTTGGAGCTCGCCTTTGACGCGGCGTCTCCTGCCATATCTGTATAGTTCTTCATTTTGATAAGGGCGTTACTTGCCCTCTTGATGTCCTTTTCAGCTTGTCTGTACGCCTTGGACTGTTTTCCGTTATTGGACTGCTTGTCGAGCTGTTGCATAACTCGCATCATCGAGTCCATTGATTTCATGATAGACCGGAGGGTAGGCGTCATCCGGTCCGTCATGCTGATAGAGTTTCTAATACTTGCCATCTGGCGCCTACCTCCTTCTTACAGAACGACGACTTCCTTTGCCGTGTTTAGCGGCGAGTTTTTTACGCTGTTTCTCCTCCTCCTGACAACGCTCGTTGATAAAAGCATACATCAGGGCTCGCTCCTGAGGAGGAAGGAAGGCGAACTCGGAAGGTTTCCAATGGAGCTTCATCACTGCATAATAGCAGTACCAAGTATCGCCGTCCTTCTCTTTTAGGAGTTTTTTACCTCATCCATCTCCTCTTCCACATCACGCTCGAAACCGGACAGTTTCAGAGCCTGTTCTGCAATGACAGCGATTTCACCTGCCAGGAAACAGTGGTACAGGAGCTGAGTAGAATCCGCTATGCCCTTCTGGCGTGCCGCATTCAGGAATTCAGGGTCCTTCATGTTCGGGTCAGACAGACATTCAATACAGACAAGCTCGTTGAACTTCTTGGAGTTAAAACGACGCTTTTTAGGACTGTTGGGATTCTCGATACACATCTGCTGGAAAGAGTTATACTTGTCTCCGTCCAGGGCTTTGATAGTAATGGGATGGTCCTCAAGACGGCCACCAAGATTGATGGTCTTCTTGAGGTCCTTAATATTGCTTTCAAGCAAAAACTGCTGAAGAGTATTCATACTATTTTCCTCCTATTTATCTTCTCTTATTAGCCGCCCAGGGTAGGTGCGACAAATTCATCCAGAATGTCTACATCGTCGAAAGTAAATTCAACAGACTCATCCAGGACTTCAGATTCAACATCGAACTTCGCTACAATCACGGAATCCAGCGTACAGTTCTTCAAGATGACAGTTTGCGTACCCACAGAAGAACCAGGGTCACTATTGGTGACAGTCAGGTCAAAGTAGGCAGGCACACCCGTCTTGATATACTGAAGAGCCATCTTTCGGAACAGCGAAGTGATATAGTAGATGGTCATCGTACCGGAGCCGGACCATCCGTTGGGCTTATGCTGAGCACCACGCTTGCCGAGAGTGTATACATCTGTCTTCTCGACCTGAACAGTGGCTTCCAGGTTCTTTGCCCAAAATGCGTTCTCTACGGAGGTAGAGCCGTCAGGTGCTTTTACAAGCATAGAAGCGGCCGCTTCCTGACCGGAAATAGTATCGCCAGCTTTCAAATAAGACATACTTTACACTCCTTTCTTAAGCGTTTACATTGACAGTCATATAGAGTTTCTCCATACTGTCAACAGGCTGAATTGTAAGGTCAACAACAACAGCGTCTACAGCTTCACCAGGCAGAACAGTTACATCAGATGCTCCATCAAAATCTGTAACAGCACGAATGCCTACCAGAGTGTCAATGAAGGAAATGAGCTCTGTCTTATACTGGTTACGACCGATAGCGTCGTTATCGACTTTACCTGCATAGTTACGATTGAAAACGAGAGCACAGGTGTTACCAATCTCGTCCAAACAACGAATTACACGGTTCTTGGAGAACGCATAATTCTTATCTACCGTGAAAGTATGAAGGGTGTTGATGTCCTTCTCTACACACACGGCGCCGTCCTGTCTATAGGACAGTAAGAATCGGCCTTCGTTGAGAGCGTCTTCGATTTCATCTTCCAGTACAGGATTGATGATTTCTACGCCGTCCTCTACAACTGCGGCAGTCAGACTCTGATTAACTTCTGCACCAGCCGTCATAGATGCTACCCACAGAGGGAACAGCGTCTCGTCAACGGTTTCAGTAGAAGTCTTAAAGCCCTGATTTACGCTGATAAGGCCTTCGTAGTCAGCGTTCGGATAGTCGTACACGACAGCCTGTACCTTCTTACCTCTTTTCTCTCTCCAAATCTGGACCTTGTCCATAAGCAGAGGAGCGATAGTGGCATCGTTGTCGTACATAACAACGCATTGAAAATTCTTGGTGTCGAGCAGATTCCAAAATTCCGGATAAGTCTGTTTATCGACATCACCGTTTTCGCCGCCCACAAGAGCAGTTCCAGCGGTTTCCGGAATATCAGCGGCAGTATTCAGTACCTGGAAATCAACATACTGAGACTCGATGTCAGTCAACGCAGTGATTACATTAACAACGAAGGACTCTCTCAGCAGATTATTCACCAGAATCTGAATAGTGTACTGACCAGCTTCAGGTTCATCTTTGACAGTAACAACAGTAATCTTATTACCGGTACTGCCGTTATACTTTGCGGACACAGTAAGAGTCTCCGCGAGAATGGTTGCAGACGCCTTTTTACCGCCCCTATCTGTACGATACAGCAGAGCAGTGAAACAACCTGCGAGAGCCACGCGATAAGGCAGAGATTCTTCCGTGTCAACGGAAGTGACACCCACCTTTACAAGGCTGGCTCCATTCAGAAGGTCATCACCAGTCAGCTTGATAAGCTCACCCTCAGGACCCCAGGTCATAGGCATACCCACAGCCACGACGCCTCTGGTACCTAGCGTACCAACAGGCTTCGGCACCGATACGAAATTGATATAGGCGCCAGGTCTTACTTTATTTTGTGCAATCCAAGTGCCGCCAGCAGGCATGATATTCACTCCTTTATTCTTTGATTCTCTCACCATAAGTAAGAGTTTGCATATCAGGTACTTCTTCTCCGACGCGATACACTCTGAAAGAGTATTTGACGATGACATGAAGTACACCGTCTTCTATCTTCCATTCCGCATCTTGAATCTTGACTTGCTGTCCTGAAACTTCGATGTACTCTACAGTCTCCAGAATCATTACAGCGAGGCCTCTACCCCAAGTGTTTATATTAGTACGCATCGTTTCCGGATGGCACCTGATATCGATGATGTAGTCCCACCAGCCACGGTTTCTGAGCTCAGGCCTGTGTCCGGCGTTGACTTCGTGGATAAAGATGCAAGGGAGGGTCATCTGTTGCACAGGCTTGTCTTTATAGATTTTCGCAATCTGTTGTTCTGTAAACCTATTACGAAGTTGTTCAGAAATAGCAGATACGACTTCTTGACCAGTCAATGCTGACATTTACATCACCCCCATTTGTGCAATAAACTTGTTAAACTCGGCGTTGAATCGAGCAGGCATAGCTTTTTGAATCTTGTCTAAAGAGACTGTCATCATAAAGTAACCCTCGACCCAGTCCGCACTTCCCTCTGAGGCACCAGCCTTGTAAGGCTTGGCATGACCATATTCGACATGAGTTGCATAATACATTGAGTTGACAAACCAAACTTGCAGTTCGTCTCCGCTTCGTGTAATTCCGTCGAGCTTCCAATGGTTTCTCAAGTCTCCTGTATCTACAGGAGTACGAGGTTTTACCTCTGCGATAAATCTCTGTCCTTCCTGAAGAAGAAACCTATGTATCCACCCATCAAATTCTCTTGTGAACTTCGCGAAGTTATTTCGGTATCGTCTGAAGTCTGAATAATCAAAACTCATTAGGCACTCTCATCAATCCGCATAAACGACTCTTGGTGCGTTGTGTACCAAGACGGCTGAGCCGCCGTACCTTTGTAAGTGGCTCTAACCGTTGTGCCGTTATCTGCATAGCGTCGAATGACGACATAATCACCCGCCTTCAAATCCACATCTGCTTTACAGAAGATTTTCGGATTATACCGAATAGGATTTTTGTCCACCTCGCTGTCTGCTCCTGTGTCGTCGCTACTAAACGAAATACGACACGGAACATCCTTATACAAGGGTTCGAGCGTGTAGAAAATATCTGTCGACTGGTCCTCGTTGGTATCTGATGCTGTACGAAATATATCCATCCTATCATCGTATAACATCGCGTAGAAATTGCCAAGTCCGGTAAGTTTCATTATAGAATCCTCCGGAACTGGTTGAGCTGTTTGGTATAAGCCATTACCAGCTCATCCAAATTGGCATTATGGGACTGAAGCGTTCGGCTACGAAGTGAGCTTCTGTACTTGTCGCCTACATAGACACTCGTGTCTCCCACCTTGATGGACGACAGGTCTGAAACATCCAGACCGTCAAGCGGGTCTTCAGGTGTGTTGTTCATCTCGATTGAATACAGGATAAGGTCGACGGTCATATTCGCCCAGACATATTTGAGCTGAGGAGGCACGCCAGGAATCTGACAGTAGTTAAGGATAGTCTGTTCAACTTCCTTCACATTCATCAGGATTTCATCGTCCGTCAGTCCGCCCTTTTTCATATTCGTGATTCTCTTATTCTTTGCCTTAATGATTGTGACAATCTCAAGGTACTGCTCTTCTTTGTCAGTGTACTGACTCATCGACCTTTCTCCTTTCTTTCTTATTCGAAACTTGCAACAATAATATTGTAGACATCAGCCTTGCGAGTCTTGCCCTGAAGGTCAATGTCGTGTTCCTCTGCAAACTTAACGAGCTCTTCCAGCTTGTAGCTCAGGAGCTCCTCACGCAGAGCTTCAACATCCGTATCTTCTACAGAAGCATCAGTGGTCTCTTCCTGACCGCTTTCGGTGTCTTCGTCAGATTCCTGAGGAGCGGCAGGAGGAGTAGAAGTAGACAGCACCTGAGCACCAGCCTTCTTCAGAGCTTCAACATCCGTATCTTCTACAATAAAACTCTCGTGAGCGGCATAACGAATACCATTATACTTTACAGAATGGTCAAACTTGACGGTAGTCATCGTACTTCCTCCTCTCCATTATTAGTCTGCGGTGTACTTGATATTGTACACGCTGTCCATACCCTCGAAGGAAGGCAGAACAATTTCAGACACCCAGTTGATGATATTAACCGGCAGAGCAATCTTCTCAGTAGAAACTGCAACACCTGTATTAACAACACGAACATCTGCCAGAGTATTACCAGACATCAGGTCGGCTTCCTCAGGAGTAGTACCGTACCAAGTCTTGCCCAGAGCGTTACCAGGCAGAAGAGTAACAGCACCACGAGTAGGATAGAAGTATGCGGCCTGGCCGTCCAGACCAGTGTACATCTTCTCGTAAACCTGAATCTTAATCTGGCAAGTAGTCTCGATATAAGACTTAACCTGTGCATCAGTTACGATTACATTTGCGGCCGCGGCGGCAAGAGGATTCATGCCCAGACGAATTTTCGCATTGGACATCAGGTCCTGCCAAGTGCCAAAACCGATAATCATACGAGACAGAGTAACGCCCTTCTGAGCCGCCGCTCTCTTCGCATCCAGAATATCCTGAATAGGATTACTGTTAGCGTGGTCAGACCAACGAGCAGTAGTCAGGAGCTCAGTGTTATTGTTATTGCCCCAAGTACCATTAGGGTCGTAATTGTACTGGTAGGTTACAGCCTGGCCAGATTCAGAAACAGATGCAATAGTGAATGCACCGCTATGAAGCAGGCTCATACGCATGATTTCAGGAGTTACCATTGCACCGTCAATCAATTCCTTGGTATCATTGAAGATACGAGAAATGAGGGTACGAGCGTAACCGTTGTTATTAGCTTCCAGGAACATGAGCAACTGCTGTCTGTCCTCTTCACCCAGTCTCATGGACTCACGGAAGAAAGGCATACGAGTAGACTCAATGCTCACGCCGGAACGGTCACGAACAAGAGGCTTCGCATCAAATGCAGAAGGCTGAAGAGCAACAGGCAGATTACCCTGGCCCTTAATCCACTCGAGCTTCAGGCCTGTCTTTTTATCGGCAGGGAACAGACTCTCACCCAGATAAGGGATACGGTTAGACGCCAGCTCTTCGTAATATGCGGCAATCGCGGTAGCGGTTACCATTTCGAACAAAGAATTAGCCATTGTAGTTTATCTCCTCTCTATAGATTATTCGCCGAGAAATGCAATCATCGGCAGATTTACAGTATCGGCAGGTGCGGCAGGCAAAGCACTCTTCTTCACGAAACCGTGAATAATGATTGCACCAGTCACATCGCCTTTGGTTACATCGTAATCCGCCCAAACGACGCCAATGGCGTCTGCATCATTGGAAGGATAGATGGTGCCGGCCTTGATAATCTTCTTGCCGTCCACCGTAGTTGCGGCCTCATCATTCTGAAGGAATGTATGAGCCTTGCAGACATAGTGGTCGGGGAATGCGAGGATGTTCTTACCGGTCTGGAAATCAGTGTGGTTGAACTCAACAGACATTTTCTTTACCTCCTATACTTTTTATTATTTGAAATAAATATCTGCGGCTTTCTGAGCAGAAGCATTACCCTGAGCCTGAGCCTTGGCAAGCGACTGACCGAATTCCTGTGCGGCGTTTCCACCGCCACCTGCATGACTTTCGTCAGGAGACTTTCCAAATGGTGCCCAACCAGCAGGCCATCCGCCGCCGTTTCCACCATTATTGGCAGGCTTAAAGTAGTGAGGACTTGTCTTCTGAATAGCATCGAGCTGTTCTACCAGGCCCGCTTCTACCTTACCATCTTTGATGGTTAGCTTGGTGCGGTCCAGTTTAGGCAAGATGTCGTCAGGACTGTAGACTCTATCTGCGACCGCTGTGCGGATAGCAGTAGTTTCCTCCATCTCTTTCAGCTTGTTTTCATACTCCGTTTTTGCAGTTGCGTTCTCCTGAGTCAGAGTAGTGACCTTCTGCTGAAGTTCTTCAGCGGTGCCCTTAAACTTACCCAGTTCCGTAATCTGCTTATCACGGTCTGCGATAGTCTCATTGGCAGTTTTGACCTTTTCACGCTCTGCCTCAAAAGTTGCTTTCGGCACATAGTTGCCGTCGATGGCATCCTTGTGGAGTTTCAGTACCGCTTTTGCCTGTTCCTCCGTAAGACCTGCCTTCATTAGGGATTCAAGTGTCATGATAATACCTCCATTTCTAATCTCGCTTGTTTTTCGATGGTCAGCTCCATCTGATTAGGTATCTAACGATACAAATATATTATACTACATACAAATCAAAAAGTCAAGACTAAATCACTCGGATTTATAAAATTTTTTTCGGAATTCAAGAATTCGTTCCTGGTCCTCCTTCGGAACATACATCTGAATGTATTCCTCTTGGGACATCTTACGAGGAACTCGGATAGTCTTACCTTCTTCGTCTCGTGCTACTCGTTCTTCTACAAACTGGTCATCAAAATGTGCAACAGTTGTAGACCTACAATTCGGATGCATCGGAGGGAAGTTTACTCCTACCTGAGCTTGACTCACCTTAAAAGTATTTCCGTCCAGACTTCTACAAATTTCAGAGGTTTTCATATCCAGCGTTGCAAGATAATCATACTCTTCAATTCCAGATGCCTTATAAGCGTCCAAGTCTGCCTGGTTGCAGATATAATTCACTTCTGTTCGTGCCAGCGTCCTGCCTCTATTTTTAGAAGCATTCATCTCTTTGGCAATCATATCTCCCAACTGGTTAGAACTTAACCCGCGAGAAAAGGACTGCGGAATAACAGTCTGCATTGTTCTCACAAGTTTATCGCGGTCTGCCCAGATATTCTTGCTGTAATTAGACTGATTCCAATGCGATTTGACAGCTTTCTCAACACCTGCCCTGTCCACGGCATTAAAACGCACTCCAATTTCCGCTCCGTGAGCAATAGAATATGACCTCTCATAATAAGACGCAAGATAGTTGATGCTCAACAATTCTGTCATGTCGACATATTTGCCCTGCTCAATAGACTCAATCTGATAACGAACATCAGCTTCCAGCATTTCAAGACGAGAAATATATTTTGCATCTGCGAGCTTTTCCAGATACCTGATATACTCTGCGGACCACTTTCCGGCTTGAGCTTCTTTCAGCCACTTATTGATAAGAGCCTGAAATTCTTTCAATTCAGGCGTTGTAAGTCTTCGACGAGCTTCTGTATAGGTGATTTTGTTCTTTTCAGCATATCGACGATAAAATGCGTCGATATCTTTTTGAATTTCGCGGAGGGCAATCGTATATGCTTGAAGGAGAGCGTCCTCATATTCGAGAACGGACCTCTCCCCCATAAGCATTTCGTTGAGTGCCCGTTCCGCCCAGTATTTGGCGTCACGCATATCTCAACTCTCCTCTTAAATTATTCTTCACCTTCGCCGCTTTTGCCTGTAGAGGCAGAAGACGCTCCGGTTCCAGAATTGGGACTGTTTCCGTACTCAGCTTCCAATCCAAGTGTCTGTTCCTGTTCTGTAAGAAGGTCTTCCATCTCCTTGTCTTCATCCAAGGTCCAAGGATGGTTAGCGGCAATAGTCTTGGCAGAAATAATGCCGACAGAATTCATACAGTTAAGAACAGTTTCAGATTCATTGATGATGACATCTGTATTAAAGATGATATCGTACTTCGTTTTGGAAAAATCTTTTCCGCCCTTGGATACGATGTCTTGCTGAATAAAGCTGATAATTTGCATCAGGCTCCACTTAACTTCAGAGCCCCAGTCTGTGCAATCCAGGTCCAGGTCTGCATAAATGAAACGCAGAGCAACACCGGAAGTATCACGAATGTCCTTATCAGCAGTATTTACGCCCTGGCCAAACTCGTAAATGTCTTGACGAAGTCTTTCCAGATGCTTGTCAAGGTCAGCAACATTGATACGAGTCTCCAATGCACGAGCATCGCCGTCGCCCTGTACAAATATAGTTCTGTACTCGTTCTTGTTCTGAACAAACTCTTCTTTGCTGGCGCCGTCATAGTTCTTGACAACTGTCACGCTATTCGGAAAATCATCAATCGCATCGGCGATACCGGATGTTTTCTTATCGTAATCGTCAATCAATGTTTTGATTCGAGTCAACAGACTCTGCTCATCTGGGTCGTACTTAAATGGGATGAAAGGAATACGCTTCCAGGTAACACCTACTGGCTCGTTCTCCTCTACATTATCTTCGGGCTTCACATAGAAATGAGGACCAGGGTTTGTGGTATATTCAGGATTCAAAACCAGCTGACCGTTATCATTATATTTATAGTACCAAACCTCTTTCTGGGTCCAGTATTCTACAAACTTAACGATTTTCTTTTCGCCGCCGATGTACTGTTCTACAGAGTAGCAACGAATAACAGCATCCAACTCTGTGTGGTCACTGTCTTTCCACAGAGGAATAATTTCTTCAGGTTCGCATCTGCGGAACTTAATAAATCCTTCCTCATTATAATATACCTGTACCCAGCCAATACCCTTCACGATTGAATCTCTACCTACATTCTTAATAAACTTATAGAATGCAAAATCCAGATAATCTTCCATTACACTGAAAAATTCTTTCGCTTCTGCGTCGTCAGGTTTGACAGCAGTAAGGGTGAAAGCCTTTCCAAGCAAATAGGCGATTTTCTGGCGAGTCAGCTTCTTCATGAAGTTGTGGCGAAGTTGGTTATTGGTAAGGACTTTGGACTCTTTCAAGACTGCGTTGTTCTCCAGGGTCTTGCCAATAACCATTCGCTTCTTATCCTTGATATCAGGGTCATTTTCATAATATCGTTGAGCTGTTTCCATAAACTTATAGGATTCGGAGCTCTGATATTCATTGATAACAGTCTGCAAAAAATCCCTTTGGATTTTGCCGGCAGGGGAATCGTCTGCAATCTGTTTTGAAATGACCTGACTCTGCCGGCCTTTCAAAAACGGGAATTCCATACTACTTCTCCTCTCTATAATTAAGCATGATGGTGGTACTGGTCAATCTGCTTTTCCATATTATCGACTCTAATATGAAGAGACTTATAACTGGACTTGAGTTCTGTAAGCTGTACCAGTAAACCACGATAGTCTTCTTCTCTACTCTTGTCCGAAGCATCCAGCTTCAGAGCAAGTGATTCCAAAGACTTTGTGGTGTCTCTTACAGACTCTTTAATATATTGAAGGTCAGTCTTTAGACTGCCCTCTTGTTCACCTTGGTCCTGGGCCGCTTTGCGTCGGCCTATCCAAAAGGCGGCGACACTACAGACAGAAGAACACAAGGCGATGCAGGCCACGATACCGGCGATAGTCAATCCTTCCATAGCATCACACTCCTATTCATAGATTCTATATCTACATTATACAACAAAAACCGATAAATGTAAAGAGGATTCTTAAAAAGAAAAGTTATTTTGTCCGATTTTTTCTGCAGAATATCGAAAAGCGTCCATCGCATGGTTATAAGAGTCCATCGGAACATTAAGAACTCTACCGTCCTTATCCTTGTCCCAAACATAGTTATTGAACTCTACGAGAGTATTACTGCATCTCGGATGAACATATATATGATAGTCTTGCAGTTTTTGAATACCTGCACGAACAGAGTCAGGACCTTTCTTTGCAGGACGGATTCTCTGAATGCCAAACTGTCGAACTTCTTCTATAGATTTTGGTTCGGAGCTATCTGCAATGATTAGACACTTGCCGTAACCCTTTGCTTTTATCGCCTGAGCGATTTGCTGGTTCGTCATTCTGTAGCCATATATTTCGTCAAAGATGAAAATTTCTTTTGTCTTTTCATTCACCAGGCTACAAATAACAGCGGTAGGGTCATTGGAGAATCCCCAGTCCAATCCGTATATTTCCTGATAAATAGGATTGTCGTGACGGTCTGTCTCTTGTCGCAGTACATTCGCATCAAAATCCAGCTCTTCCCAGTTGTTGTAGACAAGGCCTTCTGCAATACCCCATTCGCCTAGTCCTTCAATCTTGTAACGACGAGGGTTCTTTTCTTTCATCTCATCGAATACGGCGATGTCGTCAGCGTCGAGGAACTCATTACATAAGTAGTTGGTGGTAAGGCAAAACAAATTGTCTCTCTCACCGCGGTCATAAGCATCAAAGAAGCGTTTCTTCAGCCAAATGTTTTCACTCCACGGGTTGAAGGTAAAAGTAATCTGTTTGAAATAACCTTCAGGCAGAGCACCTCTAATAGAGAGGTCGAGTTTGTTGAACTCTTCTTCATCTGTAATCTGAAAAGCCTCTTCAATCCAAACCCAACACAAGTGCCCAGTTTCTACAGTGATAGAAGTAATAGACTGGGGGTCGTCAAAGCCTCTGAATAGAATCTTTTGTCCTGTAGGTATATAAGTAAGTTCAAGAGGGTTCATTGTCGTCTTCCACAGAGATTTTACTCCGAGTTTATTCATAGCCCACTTGAGCTGGGCAAAGGTGGAGTCTCTATGCGTATTAAAGTATCGACGAATAACTACTGCATTGGCAAGGGGCATTTTCATAATCATATAGATAAGCCACAGAGCCATTGTACAGCTCTTTTTACTACCACGCCCGCCCTTTACAGCACGATATCTCTTTTTACATCTCCAAAATTCCCCATAGCCTTTACCAATCTCTTGAGCGAGATTTACGCTCCTCTGTTCCATTATTCCGTACCTCCGTTTCAGTATTAACATGATGACTCATTTGCTTCTCACGAACGAGTTTATCTATAACATGACCGATATCTTTGTAACCGCAGTATTGTCTCATATGTTCTAAATGAAAAAGTGTTTGTGAAGACACAAGACACGAAATTCTTCTCATATTCTTTTTACTCATAGATATCACCTCGGGTATTTTATTATCTACATACATTATACACTACAAAACTCGATTTGTCAAGATGGTTATGAGATTCTCTGGCGGGGGAGGTTGGAGACCTCGAACTTTTATACTCTCTGAAAAATCGATATTATCGATTAAGCAAAATTATCGACGCTGTCGACCCATGATGTTTTCGATAAAATATCGATTCGCCTATCGATACGAGAGAAAAATATCGGCCATCGATACGACCCATTTTGAGACCGGCTATATTCAAAATCGATATTTTATCGATTCGGGTATTTTATACGAGAGAAAAATTTCAGGTCGGCCTTTATCAGAGAGAAGACACGACGAACGGCCATCAATCGGTAGACCACCGTAAAACCGGGCCCGGGGTGGGGTAGTGAATCGATACGATATATAGTGGTAGGTCGACAATCGACTCACGACATCTTGTATCGGCTACTATAATATATGTCCTATATACTATATCTTGTGGTTATATACTATGTTTTAGGTCTATATTTCTACCCAGCTTGTTTACCCAAAAATACAGGATATTATACTGTAAGAATATGGGCTATCCCGCTGAGATTTGGCTTCTCTCGCGGTTTTATACCCTTCCTGTATAGAGTATGGGAGTTGGTGTTCCGTGCTCTTCTCCTCCAGTCTCACAACCCTCTCTCAACCACTATATCTTGTACAGGGATATGGGCACATACGCTCTTTAGACCTATATCTACTACATCTCGTATCTCTCTATACTACTATCTATATATCTTATACTATATATTGTGGTATCCGCATCTTCTGCCCCTTCGCCCGTCGCCCAAACCCAATATCTTGTATATACGACTATACTTCCATACTACATCTCGTCTACTACAATATCTTGTGTCTTCTCCTATTTCGACCCACTATATCTCGTATAACCCTATATCTCGTACCTGTATTATTTCTCCTACTATATCTTGGATTATTGCAGTATGCACATATTTCGCCCCTTGCTCCTTCGGGCCTTGCGTGTCAACTACCTGCGGTACTGCTACAATACCCGTGAGAGCCGCGAGATTTGCTTTCTCACAGCGTTTTAGGTCGACTGGTAACTTTATATTGGCCGACCCAGTCTCGTGTCATCTCGCCAATTTTGGTATATCTTGTGTCTGTATAGCTGTTCTAACCACTATATCTTGTACCTTCCCCGCCGACCCGATTTTTATGCAGTTTGCACAACCCAATATCTTGTATATTTGCAATTATTTCAGGCACAAGATATTGCGACCTAACGAGCAACGCTGAGATTCCGCGAGATTCGCACTTTTTCACGCGGCCTTATAGTAAATGCTACAATAACAGCAAACCACGAGAGACAGCGTTTCTCAGCGGCTGAGCGTGTAGTAACTGCATACAGCTATTTCGCAACGGGTTGAGCAGGGCTTTTGCCGGCGATTATGCAATAATGCACAAAAATCGGCGGTATTTTGGGTCGATTTTTGTGCATACATACAAAATACAATTTCGGACGAAAATTTTTGCAAAAAACCCTTGACTTTTGCTTTTGTATGTAGTACAATACAATTGACAGTTAAAGCTGGGCGGGTTACCGCCCGCCACCTGCCACCGCCGTTCGCGGCGTGTACCTTGCCAACTGCATAGTCGCCCAGTTAAAGCCGGTCAGGAGGAGACGCTTCGCGTCGCTACTACCCCGGGAGCCTACAAGCCTGCACAGCAGTACCAAAATCGCGGGTAGCGTACGAGGGCCACATAGCAGTTCCAAGGTACTGGAGTTCCTTGAAAATTGAATATAGAAGGCGTTTCATACAGCCCGCCTCCTGCCGTCCGCGGCCAGGGGTTAATGGGGACATAGTCCCAGGCTGAAATACTGTCCAGAGGTCCTGGGCAAGGAAGTTGACGCCAAACAGCTACCGGGTAAGGTGTAGTTGTAAGCCCACAACCCTCACATATTAAGGAGGATTATATTATGGCTATCAACTTCACTTCTAACATTAACGAATTCACAACTGCAAACCGTTCCGCTCGTACCAAGAACTTCACGGAGTTCGGCTCCAAGAAGAAACTGGAAGAGGCAGGCGTTCTTCCTGCTGACCAGCTTGATTTTGTAAAGCAGATTCGCGGAACTTTTACTTTCGCACTTCACACTGGCGGAAAGTATATGGTTATTACCCTTTACCACGCCAATGCGGAGAAGAAGTACCAGTTCATCGTTGTGGACCTTGAAAACAAGCTCATCGCAGAGTGCGACAGCGTGAAAAACGCCAAGGCTGAGGTTATGGAACTTGTTTCTACTGCTCCCGCTGAGGAAGCTCCTGTAGAAAATGCTCCTGCTGAAGAGCCTGCTACTGCAGAAACCACCGAAGCTCCGGCAAAAGGCCGCAAGTCCAAGAAAAACGACAAGTAATCACCTGGCAGAAGTCCAGGAACCACATTCACCAAAATAATTAAGTAAATTGAAATTGGGTTGTGGGTTTACACATACACCTTATCCACTTCATCTCAGCTGTATGCCCTCCACCTTCACCAAATTGAAATGGAGGAATTCACATATGGCAAAAGAACTTTACGAAATCAAACTCAAGGAGCGTTATTACCCTGCCTCATCTGCGGCAGAAGCCTTGGAAGTGCAGGCAAACGGGGAACTCACTCGCTCCCTCTCTGAAGATGACTTTGAAGTAGCAGTTGTGGTCAAGGAGGAGCATACTATGAAGCTCTTCATCCTGGCCAAGACAATGCAGGATACCGAGAAGTATGAGTACAATGAAGTAGAAGCTTCTATCTGTGCTCTTGCTCGCGAACTCGGATATCATCATAACTATGCGGAAGTTGCTGACTGTATTCTCACCTGGGTAGACCGTTTTGACGATATGCCGCTGGAAGAATTAGAGGAGTGGCTCACAATCTAACCTAAAATCTGGGTGGAGGGCATACACATGAGATGAAGAGGTAGCTGAAATTTACCGTTCTATCGGAGGTTTCATAAGGTGGATTTTTCCTTAAGACAAAACTATATCGAAAAGTTAGACCTAAATCAAGGAGGAATCACATATGAAACTGAAAAAGTACACCTTTAGAAGCCCGTTATTCGGGTCGATTTATTGTGATGAACTGTTTTCCGATACAGATGGAAGGTTCGAGTTGTCTGCTGAAGGAATGGCCGCTATGTACGACCGCCACGGAGACAAGCTGATGATGTTTTTGACTGACAACTTGGAGGATTTGGGACCTTATGTTCCTGAAAAGTTCAAGGGTTATATTGTCAAGGCAATTTTTGGCGAATTTGGTATCCAGGAAGGAAGAATGTGGCTTAAGACCCAAATCTTCGCGATTGACGAACTTATCGACGAAGCTGTAGACGATATCAGCAACTGGATTGAAGGTCAAATGTCTGACGGATGGGGCGAAGGAATTGAACAGCGTGAATGGATGCGTGAACGACAGTACAAGAAGTCGACCGTTTTCGACGAATATACGCTGGAATTCGAGGAAGAGGAAGAACCTGTAATGGTTGATTATTACATCAATCCTTGGAATCACGAAAACTTCGACCTTGTTCTTGAAGATGTAGAGGAAGAAGAATGGGACGACGGCAAGGTAGTTGCTACTCTGAATATTCCAGGAAAGGAATTGCAGGTTATCAAAGTTTCCTCTGCCGCCGACCTCAATGTTCTGCTCACTGCTTTCAATGCTCAGGAGATGAAGCGTCTTACTGGCGTAGACAAGATGACTGACAATGTAGGACCCTACTATCTCGTTAGAGAACTTGGAGACGAAGGAATGCAGTTCTTACCAAAGTATGTACACCAAGATGGAGAAGTGTCGGACGAGGCGTTCTATCATATAGACGAGGAATCCTGCTATCCTATGAAATTACACAAGGCAATCATAGAGCTTCTCAAGTAACCAAATTAAGATGGAGGAAAAATCCATCTTATGAAGCCTCCGGTAGAGGTTGGCGGTAGAATAAGGCACAGCCCTCCAAAGGAGGAACCAACTATGTTCAAAGCAAGAGCAATGGTCCATTCTCTACAGGATGTTCGTGAAGTGAATATTGTAGAGAAAACGGACGACAATCAATATGTGGCAGAGTTTGAAGGAACCTACGCCACCGCAATTTTTAATCCATTCAGAGGGCTGTATTATGTAGATGACATTTACGGGAAGGTAGAAAACTATGCCAGAGCGTAAAATACAGGAAACTATCATTGACCTGAGCGAGTATAGCGACTCTCAGCAAAGAGAGCTTGCCGCATATAGGAAACTTGGTACCGTTGCCCATCTCAAGCGACTGAGAAGGCAGGAAATCCGCAGAAAACAGCTATTTAGGCTGGCGAAGAAGCTCATCAGCTTTATGTTCTTCGGAGGATGCCTCTTATTTGATATTTGGGTGTTTATTTCTTGGATAGATGTTATCCTACATAATCTCAGCCCAGACCCTGTTTACCAATCTTGGAACTTTTTCACGCTGTTTTTCTAAATCGATAAAATTGAGGACTGTGTCTTATTCTACCGCCAATCACCTTGCCATTACTCATGCTCTCCACAGAGAGGAGCACATAAGACATGAAAGCTAAAGAAGACATAGTCGAAAAAATAAAGCGTCTACTTGCTCTCGGAGATGAGAAAAGAAATGACGCTGACGCAGAGGCGAAAGCCGCGATGCTTAAAGCTCAAGAGCTGATGGCAAAGTACGATATCTCCATTGAAGAATGTGAGGAACGAAACGAACCTGAATATGCTCATGAAATGTGTGAACATAAATGGGACTATGCTTACAGGATTCCGCTCGCTCATGTTCTTGCAAAGAATTTCCGGTGCATGGTTTACAGTAGAGGCAAGACAATTGTCTTTATGGGCCACCCATCAGATGCCAAGATTTGTAAAGCAACCTTTGAATATGCCTACAACTTCATTCAGAAGAGAGGAAATCAGGTCTATAACAAGAGGTACACGATGGGCTACCCCACCAAAGGCGTATTCAATTCCTATGCAAATGGATTCATCACCGGACTCAAGGAGGCGTTCGATGTTCAGTGTACTGCACTCGCCATTGTTACGCCGCCTGATGTCGTTACTCATTTCGAGGAAATCTCCAAGGATTGGGGACATAAGAAGAGTAAGAGTATCGATGTCAATGACTACGAGGTCTATAAAGAGGGCCAAAGAGACGGGAAGTCCTTTATGGACAAGAAACAGCTTCCCGAATAAGTTACCAAATTCATTGTGGAGAGTATGCGTAATGGCAAGGGCGGTACCTACTTCCTGATTCAGGTGCTCGAAGAAAGGAGCACATATGAACCAGAATTATCCTGAATATATTCTTCGCTATCTTCGCGAAAGACAAGATATGGAAGAAGATGACACCAGCAGAGACGAGGAGTTTCAGCAGTTAGGTCCAAGAGAAGTTCTTGAGGAGTGTCTTGAGTGGGAAGGAATCTGCGGATACACATCTTGGATTCTTGACCTTATCAAAGATATCTACAAAATCAAGCTGGAAGAAGATTTCGACAGAATGTCAAAAGCAGATTTTGTTCAAGGTTTAGGAAACCTTTTCGCCGCTCAGGGCGATATGGACGGAGTCAGAGCCATGCGTATGGACGAACACGAACAAGTCACTGTCTACTTCATTGGCGGAGGTACTCACATCGCCAACTGTGCTATGGACAGTAAAAGAGCAACCATCAGCGATATTATCAAACAGGCATTTTAATTTACCAAATTGTTTTGTCGAGCATCTGAATCAGGAAGTAGGAAAGTACCTGTGTACAATGACATGAGTGCTTCCTAATCACATATTATGGAGGTATTATTATGTCAGCAGAAGTTGAAACCATGTTTTCCGTTCGTGAAACACCTTGGCACGGCCTTGGAACTATTATTCAGGAAGCTGTAAATTCGGAGGAGGCTTTGCGTCTCGCAGGTTTGGACTGGGAAGTCAAACAGGAGCCGGTTCTATATAAAGGGGCCGCTACTGGACACCAGTTCAATATTCGTGCATCTGACGACACCGTTCTCGGCGTTGTAGGTGCAAGATACAAGCCTGTCCAGAATGCGAGTGCATTTGCATTCACAGACGAACTCATTGGCGGCGATGTTCGCTACGAAACCGCAGGCAGTCTTGCCAGCGGAAAGAGAGTTTGGATGCTCGCAAAGATGCCCGACACTAAAATCTTCGACGATGTAGTAGAGCCTTATCTGTGCCTTACTAACAGCCACGACGGATTCAGCAGTATGAAGGTCTGCATGACTCCGGTTCGTGTCGTTTGTCAGAACACCCTGAACTTCGCTCTCAATACAGCGAAACGCTCTTGGAATGTCAGACACAGCGGCAGTATCGAAGGAAAGCTCGCAGAGGCAAAGCATACCTTGGGCCTTGCTCAGGAGTATATGGATAAGTTTGCCATCGAAGCAGAGGAGCTCTACAAGATTAAGGTAGCTCCAAAGGACTTCAAAGAACTCACTGAAACATTGTTCCCAATCACAGCTGAAATGAGCCGCAGAAAAGAAGAATCTCAGTATCTTCTTCAGTGTCAGCTCAAAGAGGCTTGGGATATGGACGATTTGGGTAACATTAGAGGCACCGGTTGGGGCTTCATGAATGCTATCAGTGATATGGCAACTCACAAGCCGCCTGCAAGAAAAACTGATAACTATCAGGAAAATATGTTCATGTACACCATCGACGCTCCTGTTCTTCTTGACCAGGCGTTGAAACTGTTGAAAGCGAGGGCAATCTAATGAAAGTATTCAGCAAAGAAAGAATGTTGAGCCGACTTGAAAAAGAAGGCCGACTACACCTGGTAGACAATGAGTCTGCCAAAATCATGGATATGCTGGATGGTAAGGAGGCTCACAAGAACGATTTCAAAGCTCTCATCTATGATGAACTGGAATATTTCGTTCGTGTAGACGACAAGAACTATCCTGTAAATCCTGGCGACTGTATCGATAAGTAAATCAAATTAACTTTCAGGAAGCACTCATGTCATTGTACACAGGGACTCTAAAGAAGGGAGGATTAAATGAGACTTCTAAACTATGTAAAAGATGACTGGACAGTAAGACTACCTTATCATCTTCACACCAACAGATACCGAGGATTGAGTCAACCAGCGTTTGGCTTCTGGTGTATCGTGTATTACAGCATAAAGTCTCTTCTTCTGCTATACTTCTTTCTCGCCTTTCTCTTCTACAAATTTGTATTTTGGGATATTTGGAATCGAATTTTCAAAATTGACCAGCGTGACTGGTTCTTACGCATTACGGAACGATTCCGCCCAGAGGACGAATACGAGTGGATAGACAACGGCGACGAAGAATATATTCCAGAGGAAGACTTTGAAGAAGATGATGAAGAGATTGAAGAGCTTCCATTCTGCCAGCTATTCAATCTTGGAGAAGAAATGTGTCTTATGGTCGACCATGTAGAAATGTGTCCGGACGAAAATGCCTTCATTCGAGTAGTTGATGATGAAGGATATACTCCTCTGTATAAGAGGAAAGTTCGGAGAGATAAGTTAGGAGGTAGATATATCGTATTCAATGGGCAGAACCTGTATCTGAAAGACGAGAAAACAAAACCTGTCATCAAACCATAACAAAAGACCACCTGGCCGTTGTTGGCTGGGTGGTCTTTTTTTTGTGGCTATTTTTAATCAGGAATTTCGTCTTCACCTTCGAACTTAACTACAACGCCTCCGCCAACATTGACATTGGTATTGTTGTATCCGTGCATCAGATTCAATTCCTTTGCAGGAAGAACGATTGCATTGATTCGAGACATAGTCATCTGTTTAGGAGCAATCCCATTCTTTTCATCTCCATACAGGTCTTCCTCTGCCTTGTTAATCAGTCGCATTAGCTTCTCTGTTGCGACTTCTTTTGTCCAGACAGCTTTACTGGTGTCTCTGTCACGAATTTCTTCCATCAGTGCCTGATAGTAATTATATACATGAGGTCTGAAGAACATAGAGGAGGCCGCACTCTTAATCTTCCTCATGTTATCCTCAGTATATTCAATCTCAGATACTGTAGAGTATGCTTCCTCTCGACTGAGTCCCTGATAGCAAATCTGGTGAATAAATTCACGCTCTTTAGAACTCAATGGACGCATCTCCGGGTCAATCTTTGCCATATTCTTCTCACCTCCTTATCTTTTTGGTTGCAGAGGGAGAGATTCGAACTCTCGCACGCCGCCTACGACGCCTACTCGCAATATGCGAGCCTCTTGTAACCGAACTTGAGTACCTCTGCATGGTCGGCTTCTCGCTTAAATTATCACACCCTCCAGGATACAATGCGTCCGGTACGCTGGGTAGTTTTCAGCGGGCATTTTCATTCTTCGTGAGGTGAGCCGAGAACCTCTCACATCAGCTGGGAGCGACCCAGCAACTGGTACAGATAACAGGACTTGAACCTGCACATACTCTCGTATAATAGAACCTGAATCTATCGCGTCTGCCAATTCCGCCATATCTGCCTATGTGATGCCGAGCCAGTGTGGGTTACACAGCACCTGGAGAAGTCAAGTGAGCCTCTCAGACTCGGCTGAGGCTTATCGGAGGATAGTACGGATACCCTCTATAGTATTATACATTATCTTTCGGTGAATGTAAAGAGGATATCGAAAATAATTTTTTCGTTCCACGCTCTTGCATCCACTTTTTATAACAGATTTCACCCATTCCTCTTTCTTTCGCCTGAGGATTCTTGAGCTTTCTGCCGCATCGTCTGCAAATATGAGTTTCTTCTTTATTAGCCATTGGCGGCCCTCCTCACAAAGTCCTCACAATTTGCACTTACAGCGACAGAACAACGCTTGCCAGATAGCCCACATATCTTTCCTTTCTCAGTGGCTTTCATATGCTGGCAACGCACACAATTCTTGGCGTTCGGGTTTGAGAGACACGCAATCTCGTGGTTCTCGCAAACCTTCTTACTCTTCTTTAGTGTACCACAATATTTACACTCATACGCCAGAGTTCTTACTGCCATTCTTCATCGCCTCCTTTTCCTTATACCATTCATCTAAATCGATGCCGTATTCCTGCAATTTACGATTACACAACCACGGACCGTCTTGTTCTTCCATCTGATAATATTCAATCAGCTCCTCGTGAACTTTATCAAAGTCCATGAAGAATTCTTTCAGTCTCTTATGACCAAATCCATACTTCACACGAAGAAAATACAGCAAGGTGGCGTCGAAATCTTTCGCATACTTTCTATCGTTCTCAATTATTTGGCGATTGATTTCGATATTCATCGCTTTTCGTTCGGCGGCGGTAAAGTCCGCACCATAAACCTTACCGCCAGCCTTCTTAACTCTCATGATATCACCAAATATAGCCCCACTCAGCGAACTTTTCAAATCCGCCAAGAGCTATGATATATCTACGAGCTCCTTCTACAATTTCTGAATAGGGCACGCCGTCAATCTGCTCGTCGCCGATTGCACAACACATCTCAACAGGCTCACCCAAAACCTGAGCTCTCAGGAATGCACAGATATTGACAGAAACATCAGCCTTGGAAAGGTCTTTTCCATGAAGGCCACCACCTGTAACAGAATCACCCATATCACTGCCCAGCTTACGATTGGTTGCACCAGTGTCCACATCTGTACCGCCGGTCCAATCTCCAAGAGGATTAACCTCTGCTCCAGGATATGCCTCTTCCAAATCTTCTGTCTTTGCATTACTCTGACAGATGATAAGACGGTTACCATTCAGAATATACTTACCATCATAAGGGAATTTCTCATAAATGTCTTTAGCTATTCTACTGAGAGTTTTCTGTTCCTCTGTCATAGGAACTCCTCTGAAAATTCCATTGTCTCCGCAACGGATAGCCTCATTCTGATTTTCCGCAAGGTGGCGGTCCTGAGGAACGATACTGATATCAGGAATTACAGGCCCGGCAATTCGCTCAATAGCGGCCTTTACATCGTCTTCTTTAATTTTTGCAGTGGTCTCAATAATTACATGACACACACCGTGACCCACAAGAACTTCGACTGCAATTTTAGGATTTCGTTCCAGATTATACGCAAGGTCTACACACGCTCCGGCGATTCTATCTGCTACCTTATCAGGATGTCCCGGATTTACTTTCTCGAACATATTATTTACCCTCCCAATCTTCGTCGAACTGCTCAATAACCTGTTGAACAGGTGCTTTGTTCTTCTGCTTCTTTACCTGGTCCTTACGAACGCTCTCCAGGAACTTCTTCGCTTTGTGAGTAGAACCGAACATCTTCTTGACGACAGCGGCACAAAATGCGGCATAATCGTCTCTCTGCTGGTCATCGCAAGGACTGACCATAGTCTTTGTGCCGTCCTGCCACATGATAATTGTCTTGGGTCCACTATACACGACCTGCTCAATCTGAGGAACATCCAAAGATACAAACTCCTTATCAGCCTCCATAAGAGCAATAGTCAACTCCTCATTGTGCCTGAGGGCAGAATCAAGAGCCTTCTTAAGATGAATCGCCTCGTGACGAATACTCTCTTTTTCCTTATCCATCTCCTCCACAACACGACGCATTCGCTCCAACTGCTCCGCGACATCGGTCGCTACAAACACACCCACAGGAAAACCACCATACTGTTTCAACATATTTATATCTCCTTTACATAATATTGACCATGACATATTCTACAGCAACATCAGCTTCAATAGCTCCTGTTTTGATTCCTCGTTCTACAAATCTAATCACTTTCAGAGCATTTACAAGCTCTGCGATAGAATAATGTCCTTGTTTCTCTTTTGCCATCTTAACCTGCCAAGGCGTCAACCCTGTACGCTTGGAAGGCTCAGATTGGTCTCTGCCCAAACCCTGAACCATCAGAATTTGTTTGAACCCGTTATACAAGACAGACAAAGTTAGGATTTCACTTTCTCCGACAGCTTTTGCCTGAAGCAGATATTTACCTGCGTTCTTATAGTCTCTCGTCAGGATGGAGTCTGTGAACAAGAAAGTAATATCTCCAATGGGCTGATAAATGACTCCGTTCTTGAGAAGTGTCTTAAAAGACTGCCCGTGGTCTGTTCCTCTAACCTGGCTGTAATGTTTTACCTTATCAGCTTCAAGAAGAATTCTACTGTAACTGCATTCACACACCTCAGCAAACTGTTCCTTCTCAGCTGATGTCATTCCGGGCAGGAGTTTGTCTATGTAGCCTGCCAACATAGAGGAACTGAGCTTTTCAAATTCACACAGCCTCTCCTGGTTCTGCTTATAGAACTTACTGCGACGGTCCATAGACGAGTAGATTAAAATAAAGTAGTCTCCGCTGTTCTCAGCGGCTGTAAACACCTTTGCCCACTCTTTATCCGCTTTAAGGAATTCCTTGTCATCTCGCACGACAAACACGCGAGAGCCACTGGTTGTTATACGACGCTGTACGAGCTTGGCGTATGCTTCTTTTACACTGTCAAAACGCAACACATCTCCGCCCGTAACCTTGTATATCTTGTCCAAGTAGATATCCATAATAGCGACCTCTTCTCCGAAGAACAGGAGCACCTGGTCAATATTCTTTTGGACTATCTGTTTTTGCAAATCAGGTAACTTCATCGGTTTCCTCCCTTCTCAAGGATGCTATATCTTTCAGCTCCTCGAGTCTTTCTGTGACGATATTAAATTGGTCCGCCACCCAATCAATATCAAAGTCTTCTCCGTTGTGGTGCAGGAAAAGCTCTCTTGCCTGCGTTATACTACGAAGAGAATCATCCAGTAACTTTGAAATCATGTTCCATGCCTCTTATGTTGAGTACGAAGAGTGGCGAGTCTCTTCTTGTGTGTTTCAGGAAAGCACAATTTCATTGCCTGATTGATACGCTCTGTATCAAATACAATATCGTCTTTTTCAGCATCGTAAGAACTGGAAGCCAGGACATTTTCTAAAAACAATTCATGTCTATAGATTGTCTTCTTCTGTTTACTGTATTCTGAAAGAGACATTGTTACGCTACTCTCTGCCATTAACACTCCCTCATTTCCAGAACCCACATATCCAATGTTGCATCCTTCTTAACACCGGTAAGATTAAACTCACGATGATATTTTCCAGTTACCATGAGCATCTTGCTCATCTTCTGCTGTAACTCTACAGAGGTATTTTCGTCCAGCACTCTCTGAAGAAGTGTGTACTTCATACAGTGAAAGAACAATTCAGGGTCGTGTCCTTGACCGTCTTCCTTGAGTTTGATTCGCTGAACAATCTTGAATGCGTTGACGCCGGTCACCTGCTGAATATTGTCGATGATTGTGTTACAGAAATCTATCAGCTCTTCCACATCCACTTTTTCCATTTCCAACATAAGGCCTGGTGTGTCGCACACTTCACGAATCAATCGATTACGCTTGTTCGTATAATCATGATAGAACACATCCAGTTCATCTGCTGTATAAGGAGCGAGTTGAAGGTTTGTTGCACGACTTCTGAGAGTTTCCAACATATTCTCCGCATTCTGTACCGTGACGATAAAGTGTGCCTGGCGAGGAGGCTCCTCTGTAATCTTGAGCATGGCGTTCTTCGCCGCTGTCGACATCTTGTCAGCATCCCTAAAAAGATAAACCGTATTACCTGAGCACTTGTAGCAGTTCTTAACAGCTTCTCGAACAGCGTCCACAGATAATTCACATTCAATTACATAGGCTCGCATTCTACGAGCGATTTCTTTTGCCAGCGTTGCCTTACCTCCACCCTTGGGCCCACTGACAATCATAAACCTTGGTACTGTTTCTGTCTTAATCCAGTAATCAACATTACCAAGAATGTCTACCTGACCAATCATTAACTCACCTCCGCATTATAGAGGACAATAGCAGTCTGAGTAATGGCCTTCGAATTAGCTTCCCACTTGATGTCCGCATTAAGCTGACGAACCCACTCCAGAACACCAAGAGCCATATCCAAATCTTCATCTTCGAGCTTCTCTTTGTATTCAGGAAGAGCAGGAATGCTCACATACTTGAAATCATTGAACATTTTGTACTTACAGACATCCAATACGAAATACTGGAACTGCTTCACAAACTGCTTAAGGTCCTTACCACTATTATAGACATCTTCCACGATACGAACTGCGGAACTCTTTGCTCCTGTTTCCATAGCAAACAGCAAATCAAAATGAATATTGTAGTCTACAGTACCAAGAGCCTTAACTACATTCTCCACAGTGAGGTCAGGGCTGAGAGACAAGCATTTGTCCATCATTGTAATGGCATCACGCATACCGCCGTCGGCGAGTTTCGCAATATACTGAATCGCCTCTTCGTCATATTCATATGCTCCGTCGGGCCCGCCTTCATTGAGAATGTCGTCATTTTCAGCTCGGATAATATACTGCAAACGCCCCACAATGTTATCAAGCGAGATTTTACTGAAATTATATCGCTGAACTCTGGACAAAATAGTTGCCGGAATCTTCTGAGGGTCCGTAGTACACATAATGAACACCGTTGTCTTCGGAGGCTCTTCCAAGAGCTTCAGCATAGCATTCCAGGCACCGTTACTGAGCATATGACACTCGTCGATAATGTACACCTTGTAGTCGCTGTCAAGAGCCTTACGGCGAGCTCCATCAATAATTTCTCTTACATTTTCCACACCATTATTAGATGCGGCATCAACCTCAATAGGATTACCTTTACCCTTATTGATATCAGATGCAAAAATACGAGCCGCAGTAGTCTTTCCGCAACCCGCAGGTCCGCAGAACAGATAAGAATGCTGAAAAGTTTCTGTCTCAATCTGGTCTGTAAGAATGTCCTTGATAGCTGTTTGTTCAACAACATCATCAAAGGAACGGGGGCGATACTTTACCGCCAAAGTTTGTTTAGCCATGAGTTAATCCTCCTTTAATTTCCTCTCTTAATATAAGGTCTACCTGTTTCACGAGTCTCTTTTACCATCTTGTTATACCTACGAACAATTTCCTGTTCATGAGGTGTCATAGACGACAACACAGACTTCATCGCGTTCTTGGTCATAACCTGACCTTCGTCTTCTTCCTGCTCTACAGGAGCATTTGCAGTCTCCATAACTCTCTTATCCAAAAGAGAAGGAACATTCTTATTCTTAACTCTCTTCCAGTTCACCTGAGCAGGAGTTACAGCGATTCTCGCAAAAGACTCGTCAAACACAATATGGTTTCTATCCAGATAAAAATCTGATTTTCCAAGCATCGCCTTGATAGCAACCTCAGCGGCATTGATAGAGTACACATACACCTTCCCGCCCTTGATTGACGACAGACTCATGACACCATCCTCAATCAACTGAACAATCACAGCATAATTGGATGGGTCAGATACATCGAGTTGACAAATATCGTGCGAACCGAATGAGTATGCTCTTCGCAACGCATGGTCAAACAACACACTCCTCAACACACGATTGACATGAGAACCAGGATGTCTTTGCCCATTAGCTTCTACCTGCGGCTTTGCACCATGAATGATAGCAAGGTCCTCAATAGGCTTTGCGAGGGTAAAACAAAAGTTCTTAAACTGGTAGAACTTAATGTCATTTTTCATTTCCGTACTTACCTCCTCATTATTAAATTCCATGAATTTTAGACGCAATCATATCTGCATGATGTGTCCAAAGAACATTCGGATATCTTCGAATAGCGGCATCATAATTTTGCCAAGCGTCCTTCTCATACGCTCCCATATGATGCAAAATACACATAACCTCTTCAGGAGTCAACTGAATAAGAGTAGAAGCCACTGCGACACTCTTACTTCCGTGGCCGTCTCCCCAAGGCGAGCCTTCCGCATATTCCCACTTTTTAGAATCTGTGATAGGCACACCTCCGAGTGTACCGGCGATAACCGGATGACGATACTTATCACACTTACAAAGGTCATGAAACATACCCACAATAAAAGGAGAAATATCTCTTTGCCACTGCAATTGATTATTCGAAGTCAGTTCAATAAGTTCTTTGGTCATCACATGACAGTGGTCAAACAATCCACCAGGATAATTGCCGTGATACTTCGTACTTGCAGGAGCAACAAAGAAGCCTAAACCATCAAGACTGTCAGCCAACTGCTTCGCCGGCAGTTCAAACTCTACTGCCATCTGAATAAACAGTTCTTTTCTGTCTACTGTGTTCACACTATTCTCTCCCTTCAAAATACTTGACAAGTTCCTGCATTCGCTTGGAGTCAATTACGAAGTAATCTTCTCCGTCAGGCGAAAATCTAAATGCAAGAGCAGAGTACGCCTTGCCCTGCTCAAAAGCCTGTTCGTGCATCTTGTCTATCCACTCTTTCTTGATAGAGAAAGATGTCTGCTCCTTTGTAGGAGTTTTAGCTTCGATAAAAAACTGTTCTGTCTGTACATCTCCTCCACCGAAACGAGTACCGCCTGAATTACTTTGTACTCTTCCGCCCAGGAGTCGAGCGATGTCACGCTCTTGGGACACTGAACAGTCCTTTGCGGAGTTGTTTTTGCTCAACTTTCTTTACCTCCTTTTTAGGTTCAGGTTTTGTGAGTGAGTGCTTTTTCTTCTTATATGTATCCCACTCAGCTGGCTCTACTGCTGTCTGATATTTTAACTTCTGTAGAGCTAAATCGCACCCTTCCGCCATTCCGTGCTCTTTGTTATACTCCAATAACCTTATGGCAATTTTAACTATCTGAGCATCTCTATAAGGTAAATCAAATCCTGTACTGGCATCAAAGTCTCTGAATGCGTCTGCAAATATGACCTGTTCAGCTATTTCAGGATTTGCTTTCTGCAACTCAACGAGCTCTTGTGCCCACTCTTGCCACTGGTGGTCCGAGATTAAGTTCAAATCCAAATCATAGTACACAAGGCTATGAACAAGTACCTGATATCGTCGTTGCTGTATCTTTGCGGCGATAGGACTGTCATATGTTATTGGCCTGTCGTCAGCGACAGTCTTTGCCTTAACGAGAGCCATCCTTACTCTTCCTCAAGTCTCTTCTGCGAACAGAAATAGGGTCTATCTTGAATGTCCACGAATCCAAGCTGAACAGCGATGGCGGTATCAATCATGTCCATCTGGAAAGTGTGCAGGTCACAAATGTATCTATGAAGCTCATCCACCGGCACAGAAGTAATTTGGTCAGCAAGAGCGATACTCACTCCGTCTCCAAAAATTACAGGCACCTGCTGAGGATATGCTTTTTTGATTCGAGTCGTAAACGGAACAACCGTTACCACACCGGATGACTGATTACAGGCATCATTTGATACTACTACGACAGGTCTCGTACCTTCCTGAATATGAGCACGGCGATGTTCCGGACAGTTCCACCACCATACAGAGCCTCTACGAATTTCCATCACTTCACCACCTTTTCATAGTCTGTAAGACAACGCTTACCGTCGATTAGTTTGTGGGCAAAATTAGAGAACGGATAAATTTCACGACACCACTGAGGGTGCAATTCCAAAAATTTCTCATTTGACGCATTGAGTCCAAGACTGATTTCATCAGGTTCGCCTTGCGGATGACACTCATATACACGCTCTTCTTCTCCGCTGTTAAGTTCACGAACATAATCACCGTCGTGCAACTCCTGACCGTTTCGGTCAAACCACTTAATTTTACTCAAGTTAATATACCTCCATTTCTTCCAGGTCCTTTTCTACTTCATGATAAGTGTCTCCGGAAACTACAAATTCTCCATTGACATACCCCTCATAATGCTCATGAACATGACGAATTTCAATTACGGGTGCAGACTTTTCCATTTGGTGATACCTCCGTGGCATATTCAATGCCTGATTTTGCAATCCAGCCTTTCCAGGTTATTCCGTTGAGCTTCTCTCTTACTTCCTGAATAGCTGATTGCAGTTCTTCCTCTGTGTTAAACGGATTGATATGTGCGTGACCTCCACACTCTGGACCCAGCCCATACAATTTGCTTACAGGATGAGTCAACGGACGACCACATCTCATACAATAATCTGTTTTGAGAACACAGGCTCGTAATTCCATAAACACCATCCCTCGTGTTTCACTGAGAACTCTACCTCTCATTACTCTGAACGGCATAGGGATATTATCGTTCCATCGCTTCATAAAATCAAAGTCAGCACTTGTGGTCTCCTGTGTCATCCACTTCTTCACTCGTACGATGTACTCATGTCCTTTACGGACGCTATTTCCTGAAATGTGAAGAGGTTTAGGTTCAATTTTTTCTACTTGGATGACCGCAGGAAAAAACACACTAACCTGTTGACCTTCCTGAAACTGCTGAACAAATTCCTGCATATTTAGTCCGTTCGTTTGAGGCTGTCTCTCAATGCTCTTGAGTAATGCTTCCATTCTTTTCCTCCTTTCGAAAAGTGCATAATAGCATTAAGGTTTTACCCTCAATGCTATTATACTACATACGCACTTTTTTGTAAAGAGTTTATTTAAGAAAAATACGCGAGCACCTGCTCGTTAAGCTCCTCTACCCAGTCTGGATTCTCACTCAAGAAAGCGTACAATTTCGCACGGCCTTGGAACTTAAGAGGATTGCCCTCATTCTGAGCAACCTCACCATTTTCATCAACGATGCTAAACCAAGCACCTGCCGCATTGATTAGTCCAGCACGGATAGCAAGGTCAATGATATCTGACAAGTAGTCAATTCCTCTCATATAATTCAGAGTATAAAATCCGACCTTACGGTCCAAATTACATACCTTGGACTTCACAAGAGCAACCTTTACAAGATGCCCAACCGGATTTTCAGAATTACGAGGGATTGAATTTCCTTTGTCGTCAATATAATCACTCTTCTGAAAAGTCATTCGCACCGTACAGTTGTGCCTCCACGCTCTTCCGCCTGTGGTGGTTGTTCCGCCGTACATACTGTTCATATCCTCGCGGACCTGATTGATACCAATAAGCGTACAGCCTGTCCTTGCACACACCGGAATCATCTCTTTGCTGAACAGCGTGAGAGCCATTGAGATACCGCCATATGTGCGGTCTTCAATAGTCTTGCTGTACGCTTGGGCGGACACCATAGCCGCGAGAGAGTCAAGCACACACAGCGAGATACTACCTGTATCCACAATCTGTTTAGTTACCTCAAAAATCTCTTCTGCGGACTGCTCATCAGGAGTGAGCATTATCAAGCTATCTACATCGACGCCCAACTTCGTCGCCCACTCTGGGTCCAAAGTTCTTTCAACATCGACATATAGAACCTGCTTGTCTGGAAACATCTTCTGGGCATGAGCTACAAGGTCAAGAGCAGTGGTTGTCTTGCCTCCGCCCTCTTCTCCTGCAAATTCAATGATTCTACCTACAGGCATACCTCCATAGGTCATATAATTAAGACGAGGAGAGCTGAAAGGAATGCGTGACACGGCGTCGAATTTCAAACCCTGTTTACATACATCAGCTTTGAACTTCTTATTGACATCCTTCATTACTTCCTCAAGAGTTGCCTTTGCCATGATATTTCACCTCCTCGAAAAATACACGAACCTTATCATAGCACTCATCACACATAACAACAGGCTCACCTTCTTCGTTAATAGCGATGTGTTCTGCATCGATTCCTTTCATTGACTTATTACACACGATACACTCCATTAGATACCTCCTGACTGTCGTGACAGCTCCAATTCAACTGTACGACGAGTAAGTACCTTTTTCACAGAGTTGAGCATTTCCCACGCCGCCTCTTCTCGTGTCTTAATCGTTGATACTGCTCTCTGAAGAACAATTACTGTGATTGCTTCACTTTGAGCGGCAAGGTCTGCGGCCGTGTCCTTATCTGCCACAGTTCCTTGGGATTTCTCACGCACACGATTATAGACATCCTTGTAGATGGCACGGGATACATCCTCTTTCACCTTAAGACCCTCTCTTGCGGCAGATACGGTGTACAGCATCGAAGGAAGATTAAGAGTAAAGTCCTCCAATTCTTCGTCTGAAACGGGCTGGTCCTTATCACACAAGATTTCGTCTATTTGCTTCATATAATCATCAAGCGTTTTACAGGCATTATTAACAATCTCCGACACCATCTTCTGAACAACAGAAGCAAGAGCGTCGACTCTATCATTATTTGCCTTCAACTTATCCATATCAACACTTGATGCGAGAGCTGAATTCAAATCTGCCATTACAGTTTCCTCCTCGCATACTCCGCCATGAGAACTGCTTCTGCAATTCCGTCAGACGGCTTTCTACTTCGGTCAGTTGCCAACAGGCTAACTTTTGGAAAGAGTTTCTGGCACACCTCTATAGATTTTGCCTTATCAGAAGAGAGTGAGAACTCTTTCTTCCAAGTCTGCGGAGGCACAAGCTGATAGGCAATTCCATTAGCCTGCAACACGCCTTCAATGAATCCAAGATTATGGCCAAAATTAAACATTGACACGACACCTTGCCCAGGCATCGCTGATACTTTTTCCACACAACAAATTACATCGGAGCCTCTTAATCCACTCAACACATCTACATAATTAACAGCGTTGAACGGTTGTGTTTCTACAGACCCGTTAGGATACAGTACAGCAAGAGCTCCTGATTTTCCTGGGTCAATTCCTACAAATGTTTTCACCATTATTTACCTCCTGCGTAAATTCGGATACGGCGCCTCTATCACAGACAGTGATTGCGGCCTTCTTGGCCATGGCGGAGACCTGAATCATCTCACAGGCGGCAAGTAGAGCAGTGAGTTCCATCTTCTTAAGCTGTTCGTACTTAATATCGTCCGGAGCATCTTCTTTGACCATTGCCCAAAATGAGCCCATACCTTTAGAAAATCCATCGAACTCTACACCAGCTTCATCGAACTCTTCCATCATAACTGCAAAAGACTCGTGGTCGGAGTGATTGGTGAGCCCGAAAGCTACTCCTGCTCTACCGTACTCCTTCTCTACCAGTTCTTTCACCTCTTGAATTAACTTCTGCATATTCTACCTCCCTGACTTTTTACAGGCTGTCTGATATTGGCACCAGCGGCAAGGCTTCTTATCTGGATGCATCGGAGGAGGAACCTGTCTCTCCACATAACTATCACACTCCAGAATTTTATCCACTCTTGCCTGCTTCATTTCTTGAGTAACTTCAAATACTTCAGGACACTCCAGATTGCAGTTGTCTCTGTTCTCATACAGCACGAGAGCACGGTCCAAGTCCAGGGCCATACAATATGTACACACCTGGTCTTCATGGGCTTCATCTACATGAGATTTGGCAATAGCTCCGGGCTCTTTGTCGTCATGACCATACTTAAAAGAAATCTGGTTCTTAAACTCGAATAAGAAGTCTTCTCCTGTAGGCAGGTGTCTAACAATGCCGTCACACATAAACGAGATATTCAAAGTCTTATGACGAAGAGAAGTTTCCACTCCTCGCTTGCCTTGAACCTGAACATCAAGGCACTTGCCTTGGGCCCACTTTCCACGAAGATACTCCTCTACATCCAGATACTTCCATTCAAAACCGAGTTCAGCCATTTTATCTACAGCTTCCTGAATTGCGACATGGCGACGGGTTCCGGTATCCGCCATACCAACACTCGCATAATCGGTTCTGGACTCGTCGGGCTTCTCTCCTGTCACCTGGTAGTACATCTGTCGCATACATACCATCGAGGAGGGCTTATAGGTACGACTGGGCATTCGTCTTCCCTTACGGTCCAGAATCTCGATAGCGGCCATAACATCCGTCAAGAAGGCCTTATTAAGAGGTTGCTTCTTGGCGGATGCTGTGACCAGTTTACCCAGCTTTCTGCGGGTATTATTCACCCTGAATATTCTCCAGTCCTTCGTCTTCCAGAAGAGCGATGACCTGAGTGACCTTACCGGAAGTCATCTTAATGCAGGCCTCGTTACCATACCAGATGTCAACAGACTCACCAGGATTTGCATCGATAAGTCCTTTAATCATAGGAATGTCTACACAGCATACGAAGGGAGCGAAGTCTTTGCTTTCCAAATAAGGAATCAACTCATCAGAGTTGGACTTCTTGCTGTTTACCTTTACACCCTCTTTAGTGAAGGTGAAATACGCACCATTCTTGTCATAAGGCTCAATGAATACTGCAAGACGGGCAATAAGGTCCTGAATTGCCACTTTAGGCAGACGACAAGAGGACTTAAACTCAGTGTCCAAATATCCCATCACATCTTCCGCAGGGAACTGGTCTTTGCCGTCGTGCTCCACTCCGTGAAGAATCATGTCTTCAGTTTCAAAGTAGAAGAACCCGTCAGCATACCACCAAGTAATCTTCTCCTGCTTGGACAGAGCGAGAAGTTCCATCATCTCCGCAGAAATGAGGTAAGGCTCATCGGTGAGCTTCATGTCATTGAAGCAGATGGTATTTTCGTCTGTAGTAATTACCTGGTCACCCAAATAGTATCCGCACAGACAAGGAGTATCGATAGTCTTTGCAATACACGCTTTATTGATATCGAGAATGTTCTTAATGGAAGACAGATTGATAACCTGACCCTCTCCATCCTTCTCAAACTTAAAGGTAGGGAACTGAACAACGCCGTCTTCGTCTACAGGCAGGGCAATCTTATAACTACCATTTGCCTGAATATGAAGCTCCTCACCCTTGAGCTCCATCTTGATGCTGTCAGAAGTAATACGAGCAATAAGGTCTCTAAACTGCTTGACAGGTACCACGGCGTACATATCGTCGCCTTCGACTTTGTCCGCCATGATTGTGAGAGTGTTCGCGGTATCCGTAGTAGTGAGGCGAAGCACATGGTCTTTCAGCTCAATGCACATCATACTCGTGATAGGCAAGAGCTTGTTTTCGGAAGCCCCCTTGGTAGCACGAGCCACCATATCCTGGAACTTCACTGCAGAAATTGTCATTTTACTCATTGATAAATCCTCCTAAATTAGTTTCTTTGAGATAAATTGCTTCCGTAACTTTATATGTCAGCGGCAACACGAGAATCTCGTATGCTACCTTGACAACTACATTGAGCCCAATCATATACACAAGCTCTGAGGTTGGCATCGTGCCGTAGAATGCAATAGACACAAACAACGAAGAGTCCACAACCTGCCCAAACAACGAAGACACAAACGCTCTTACGGCGAATCCTCGCATTCCATTATTTCGGCGTTTTAGCTTCTGGAACACCTTGTCATTGACAAAATCACCTACGACATACGACACAAGACTGGCTACAATGATTCTAAACGAACTGCCGAGTGCAAGCTGGAATAGCGTAGGGTCATAGTAGTCAGGAGCAGGAAGGATATTCACAAGAGATACCAAACCTGCAAACAAGAGGTTCATCGCGGCCGCCCACCAGGTAACTCGTCTACTCCACTTGTATCCGTACACCTCCGAAAATACATCGGAAAGTATGTAGGTCACGGGGAACAATAAATTACCTGCGTCCATACTCCAGGCCCCAATCTGAATCATTCTGTTGGCAAGAATGTTGCTGATAATCAGACACGATGTAAACAGCACCACCAACCTTACCAACAAGGGGGAAACTTTCTGGTTCATTTACTTTTTCTCCTTTTTATTTTTATTTTCAGAGAGGGTTTCAAAGGAATACAAAACTCTCTTTCTGACATTAGAACAGGGTTCGTCTTTTTACAGACGAAGGATTATACTTATAGTTTCTTGCCCAATCCAAAAGATAATCGATATTAAAACGAATCCTGTCTGTATATTCCTTTGACAGTCTTTCCATATCATATCCTTTGGACTCGACATATTGCTGAATTTCCTGCTGTGCCGCCTTTGGCATCTTTCTGATGTGCTGAGGATTATTCATTGACTTCTCACTGAGCAATACTGCTCCATACTTTGTCATGATGGAACCGTTTGCACCATTCAAGAGCCAACTTGTACTATCTGCACTCGTGAAGGGGTACATCTCCAGCACATACAGACTCGTCATTCCAAATGCGTGAGTCTGAATATTCGGGTTGGAGCTCTTCTTGATGATGTTAAAGCACTTCTCAATGAACTTAATCTTCTCCTTAACCGGCTGGTCATTGGCGGGCGAAATACCCATATACTCCACCTTGGCACCCGTAGCAGGGTCACGCCACTCAAGAATGTTATGAAGCCATTTATAGTCTTCACCTTGATGAAAGATAGGCATCAGCTTCTCTGGGCTCTTAAGTTTAGGTCGCATATACAGATAATTCTGCCAGCTGAGTTCAGGAGCCTCTTCCAACTCTTGTCGAGTTTTGGGCTGTCTAAACTTACCAGGAATCTTGTCCACTTGAGCACACGCATGAACATAATCATCTATTCTATTAAGAAACTCAATGTACGCATCAACATCGACTTCTGCGTCTCTTGTATGAGCTGAAAATGCTCCAGAGTCAATGAGTAGATGGCCTTTGCACCTTCCAGCTTCACGCCCGGCAATCCATCCATCAATTACAGCCTTATCCAAGAGCTGGCTGGCGAGTCTATGAGCTCCTTTATCCTTGAGGTCTTCCTCAAATACTTTATTCAAACTACCTGCAAAGTAGAGGTTAAATCCGGAAGGTTCCAGCACCTCTCTTTTTTCAGGAGTTTTCTTTACAGATATCAATCCCATTTTCTCACCTCACTCTACTGTAAAAAGTTTTCGACGCACTCTGTGAACAAACTCTTTCGGCTTTCTGTTTCCAGCTTTAAGATACTCCAAGATTTCAGGTAGATATGTGTCTACGCCAATATCCTGAGCAACAGCATTCAATCTTTCCAACCACAAAATTCGAGTCTGAACACTTTCCTCGTCTACCTCGCCAAACTGAACGGGACATTTCAACGCCCAATTTCGTCCGAACTGCGACAGAGCGATTGTGGTTGTAGTATCATGAGCTGTCTCGCTGTGAAAGAATCTGCAATGAGGCATTCCGCAGGTTACAGAACGAACAGGGTGAATTCTACATCTGTATGTTCCTTCTTTTTCAAACAACCAATGACACCTCGTCTGCTCCTTACGGTCACTCCAACTGAGTTTTGTCGCTACAGAGGCGGGGTCTTTCTCGCTAACATAGAATTCGATGTTTTTGCCGTTCACACTATGAATGATGGTTTTCATTCGACTCTTAATGTCTTCTATTGCTCCAAAATCCAGTCCCCACACTTCAAAGTCCTCAGATTTAGCAGATTCAATTCTTTGCAGGCCTTCCTTCGTCCACACCGTGGTCTCATTTGGACAACACTTGCCGCACATCTGACAATTATCCTTCAAGAAGAAAGACTCACTGAGTACGACCTTATCAACAGGAGCATACCCAAAGGCATTACCGTCCACAATCATGAACTCCTTGGCTACCTTATTCACATATTCCAAGATTTTAGTAGAACTCTCTATTGACATACTTACACCTCCAATGGGTCGCCGTACCAACAATAAGTGACCTCAGCATCACACTTCATAGGCACACGAATCTTTTCTCTGGCGGCGCCGACCATTAAAGCAGTCAATCGTTCTGCAACTTCTTTGGCATTACCTTCAGGACACTCGCAAATGACTTCGTCATGCACCTGCAACAAAAGATGACAATCAAGTTCCTTGAGCTTGGCATCATTATGAATAGCGACCATGGCCAACTTCGTCATGTCTGCTGACGAGCCCTGAATAATACTATTCACACACTGACGCTCCGCATCTGCAATCTTTCCGCCGTTATCAGTTATCTTAATTCCTTCATCACGAGCTTTCATGATGATATCTCTACGCTCTTTTCCTCCCCAGGTCTTATCCAGTAGCTGAGTATATTTGCGAACAACACTCGGGTCTACCTCTACTTCACCTTGGTCTTCATCAAAGTTCAGAGGGTCAAAAGTAGAAGGGCCACCGCTGAGTAGCTCGAAGTCGTACTTGGCAAGCTGTACATCTGGAAGTCGTCTTTTTCTGCCCCAAGCAGTTTCAACATATCCATATTTACGGGCATTGACAAGAACCTTATCCATCCACTTCTTAACCTTCGGGAAGGAGTCGTAAAACTGGTCTACAATCTTCTGAGCCTCCTTGGTGGAACAATTCAACTGCTCTGCAATCGCCTTCGCTCCTCTGCCGTACATAATACCCAGAATAATTGACTTAACAGAATCTCTTCTCTTCTTACCTTCCGGATTCTTTGTGCCGTCAGGACGAAATTCCTTACATTCCTCATATGGCACATTATAAATCTTTTCAGCAATCCAGGCATAAATATCTTTACCATCAATATACGCCTGAATAAGATTTTCGTCTCCGCTCATATGAGCAAGAGTACGAGGCTCCTGTTGAGAGAAGTCACTGGAAATAAGCACATATCCAGGCTCACCTCGGAACATCTTACGAATCTCTTTATTATGAGAAGGAATATTCTGCATATTAGGGTCACTGGAACTAAATCTACCTGTCGCGGCTCCGTACTGGTGGAAACTACAATGAATCTTGCCTGTTTTTGGATTAACAATGCCAGGCATCTTATCTACATAAGTAGAAAGGAGCTTGGCTGTCTCTCTATAGTCCAATATTGCTTTGGATAACGGAGTGTCCAGCCTGGACAGAATTTCTTCGCCTGTTCCACGAGGCTTCTCTTTGTCCGGAGAGGTCAACCCAAGAATGTCATACAACACGATTGCCAACTGCTTCGGACTTCCGATACCAATCGGGTCTGAAAGAATGTTATTTGGATTCGCTTGACGATAAGCATCAATTTCCGCTCTGTACATATCAAGCACTTCGTAGATTCGAGATTCACGCTCCTTCATCTGCTCATTGTATTTAACAGACAACTCGGCGGCAAACTCTGTGTCCAAACAAATTCCTCTGTCCTCCATAGCGGCCACGACTGGAATTGTAGGCATCTCCACATTCCTGAAAATGAAATAAGGGCCAGGCAGTTTTTCTTCTGTAAGATACTTCTGCTGAAATTCCATCAACTCCCAAGTCTTGACGCCGTCGCCTGCGGCGTACAGATAACCGGTCGTAATTGGAATATAAGTAAAAGGAATACCCTCAAACAGTTTCTCATAGGTGAGAGCCTCTGCGTCATCAGACTTACAATATTTTAGATGCAAGTCCTTCAACCTATGCGACTCGTTCTCGTTGAGACAAGATGCGGCGAGCTGAGTATCCCACCAAGCTGTCAACTCTACACCAAGCTGATTTCTACATACTCGGATATCGAATTTTGCATTATGGAAGACCCACTTTACATTCGCATCTTCGCACTTCTGCAGACACTCATACACGACCTTGTCCTCAACCTGATTAGCTGACTGAACACCTGTCACATAGCTCACATGGTGCATCGGTATGTAGGCGGCCTTACGACCTGGAACATACAAACACACGCCAGCGAGTGTTGTCGTTATTGGGTCCAGAGAGTCTGTTTCAGTGTCTATGGCTCCCATTCCGTATTCAATGATGTCATCGAAATACGCTCTAACGGCCTCCTCATCTCGAAGTAGCTCATATCTATCGAGATATTTACCGAGCTTTGTGTTTACGACTGCAACAATAGTTGAGATTCTATCGTAAACACTTTTTCCGCCCTTGACGGTTGGCTGTGCCACCACTGCCTTGGAAGCCTTGTTGACAGCGGCGGCATCAGCCTTACGAGACGCTCTGGGAGGAAGGCTCTTCAACAGGCCTGCCATTAAAATACCTCAGAACCGTTAGAACTTCCACGACGAGTAGAACGAGAACGAGGTGCTTCCTGAGCAACAGGCTGTTCAGGAGCGGACGCTCTACTTCCTCTACGAGACACACCAGCGGGCTCAGTTTCCTGAACAGCAGTTCTACGAGCGGCAGGTGCTGTACGAACAGGTTCTGCTCCTCTACGACGAATAGGCTCATGAGCTCCATCATTTTCCGCCGGGAAGGAACCAGTGTCAAGATAGTAATCCATTTCTTCAGCACTCTTCTGAAGGATGAGGCCGCCTTCAAGGTCAGGCATCTCTACATCGTCAAGATTTACAGGCTGAACATTATCCAGAGGATATACCTCATACTTGGTAGAAGTGTCACCTGCTTTACCGTGGCGTTCCACTTCGAACACCTTATCTTCCAGAGGATTATATCTATTGATAAGTCCCCGGAGCTTGGAAATAAACTGACGACCACGCTCCCAAATCTTCACCTTACCATCGTCATGCTGATACATAATGATGAAGCGAACAGCCTTGGCAGGAAGACCTGCCGCACAGAAAGGACACGCATCGATAGGGTCCTGCGGATTGCGAAGACAGTCAACATAACGCTCCTTGTCTCCGACTTTTACTTTATGAGTGGAAAAGATGGGAATATCGTCTACGCTATTGAGCATAAACTGAACACGAGCAACATCGCCGTCGTTCTTCAGCTGGAACCAGTCACTGCCACTTCCGCTGTAATACTTTTCCGAATCATCATAACTTACTCTTGCCATTTTGATTTCTCCTTTCGAGTTTTCAAGTTTAGTTTAGGTTAAAAGGGTAGAGGAGCAAAACCAGGATTTACACATCCATCAAAATTGCCCACTGAACATTTGCGGTCACGATTGACCCACTTCGGAACATATACATCGTATCCGCCTCTGCAATTAGGCTTAATCTGACACATAGACTTAGGATAAAATGTAGTAATGGGTTCACCATACAAGGTCTGTCCGATTCGAACCTTAATGGCTTTTTCTGTATAACCCAAAATGTGTCTGTCGTCGCACACGCGAACGAGGTCATTGGTTTCAGACATATTATTCATTAACTGTCCTCCTTTTCTTCTTTCACGATAATCTGACGATAGTACAGCCCATCATTGATGATGGAACGCATAAGAGGCATCTGAGAATCATCTGTGAATACGAACTTGACAGACAGCGGCCATCCGAATGAATCCGGATACTGCTTGACGGCTTGTCTCATATTCACTGCGGACAACGACTTCGGATGTGCCATGACTACAAGTCTACGCTTGCAAACTGTAATCTCAAACACATTTCTACCGTTGTACTTAATGACAAGATTTCTCTTATCTTTTGTGCCTACGACATCCAAATCCTGATTTGCAGACTCTTTGATAATGTCTACAAAGATGTTACTCAATGCAGAGCCTACACCGACAGGACCTTTGTGCTCATCGGGCACGGAACGACGACTCTTTCGAGTGTCTCCTTTCTCAGGCTCAGGAGTAGAAGACTGTTCAACAGCAGGAGACTCCTCTGCAGTCTCTTCATCCAAGAGCTTGTACCACCGTCTAAAGGTGGCAGGTGTGATGGTTTTCTTGATGTCACCGTCTGCTGTAGAAAAAGAAATGACAAGCGAAAGGCTGTCTTCCTTGACCACTCGGCCCATGACTCCAGCTCGCTTGTCATACACTTCTCTACCGACGATACTACCTTTGGTAGTTGCCATTTAATTTTCCTCCAATCTTTCGTAGTTTTGGTAGTGAGGCGTATGATTAGCCTTCATATAAAGTATAACACACAACAACCTTTTTGTAAAGACTTTATTTAAGAAATTTTCCTTAACACTCTACATATATTAGAAAAACTCTTTCAGCTCAAGCACTTTTTCATCAAGGTCGTTGATGTCATATCCTTCCGGAATATCAAACTCTGTTATAATCTTACTCGTTCCAAGGTACTGCCGTATCTTCTGAGCACCTTTTCGTCCTGCTTCATCTGGGTCCAAACCGAGTATAAACTTTCTCACCGGCAGATTTTTCAATATATCGTACTGCTCTCTGGCTCCTGTACCTAATAAGGCCACAGCAGGTAATCCCCATTTCCAACAGGTGAGAGCATTAAAAATACTTTCACATATCACTGCGAAGTCGTATTGTTGCCTGTAAAATCTATCGGCTCCGTACACTGGTTTCTCAACATCTTCTGGGTAATTGAAATACTTCGTTTTAACAGACCGGCGGGCAATAAAAGCGGGGAAGCCATCAGCATAATAACAAGGAAAAGTAATTGCTGAATTCCGAGCATCGTAACCAATATCAAACTCTTCAATAATTTCATCTGTCAACCCTCTTTCATACATATATGGATGAATGTAACGATAACTGTCAAGCTCTTTCTCTGTAAAGCCCGGAACCCGTTGCTGTCGCCGCGAGACACCGCGAGACATTTGCAGGTTTAAGGGCTTACGCATTTCTATACTGAGAGCTAAAAAGTTGCGAGAGAGCCACTTCTCGCCATAGGCTCCATCATCATTGTAGCCAAACACAGCGGAAATCATTTCAGGCAAACTTCCTACCCAGCCGCAGGCAAAACAATGACAAGTTCCATCTACTTTAGAAATACCAAAAGACGGTTTCCGTTCCTGCCCTCCCTTATGGAAAGGGCAGGTTGTCATAATATCATTACTACCAGACATTCTAAATCGATGGAAAAGATTCATACCAGCTAAAAGACAATCATCTCTCAACTTGTACAGAACTTCCACTTCATCTGCCATTATAGGAGCACCCTTGACATAGAACATTTAGAACACCTCCGTGCCGTCTTTATACTCAGGAGCATTCTGAGTGGTCCAAGGAGGAGTATCGTCATCTGTAGATGCTTTTGTCTGAGGCCTTGCGTGTTCTTCCTCACTGTCTTCATCTTCTACAAATGTGAACTTTCCTGTATCAATGTCCCAAAGGTAACTCAGCTTACTACCTGTGACACCATTTCTATTCTTCTTCACATTGAGCTCAATTTTAGAGTCTTTTTGTCTCGCACTCAACGCAATAGAACAGTTATAGGCGATACCATCAGAATCTCTAATGTTTTCCAGACCCGGTGCTTCGTCATCCTTTGCTCCCTCACGATTAGACTGAGCTACAACAATAATAGGAACTCCGAGCTCAATACTCAAGTCCATAAGGTCTTCTGAAATGTTAGTTAACTGCGTAGTTCTGTTGTCACCTCGCTTGGCTCTTTCATCCGTTAAATAACTGATGCCGTCGATACCAAGTATATCAATATTGTTTGTCTGAATGAAAGAACGAAGTTTAGATACAGTTATGCGTCGCCCAAATTCCTTTGGACTCGCTACGAAGAACGGAGTCTGTCGAGTTTCCAAATCCTCAATATACTTACCGTAGTCATCCATTTCTTCGCCTCGTACCATTGACCTGTTAGACAGGTGTCCATACAATGTGTCAAAACGATAGCCGGTCTTACTTGCACTCATTTCAGGCTCAATAAGACCAACCTTATACCCTGTTCGCCAGGCGTGCTGAAGAGACTTAATAAGCAACCAAGATTTACCTACACCAGTTCGAGCAAAAATGACGACAAGCTCTTCGCCGCGTCTCCAACCTCCAATGATTTTATCCAAGTGGTCAAAACCTGTAGAGATTTGAAACTTTTCCGGGTTATCTCTCATTTCTTCCCACTCTTCATATCTCTTACGAGCTTGAGAAATGATGTCAACACCCATCACAGCCGACCGCACACGAAGATTATCCATCTGAGTCAAAAGATACTCAATGGCATCCGTACTATTGGTCTGCATAAGCTCCGCCATTTTATTGACAACCGGTACAGCCTTGGAGTACAGATACTCCTCGTTGAAGGTGTCTATAAGGTATTTGTCTGTTTCATGAACTTCTACAATCGTAAAGTCTGGAAACTTTGCCAAGAAGGTTTCTCTGTCTGGAACATTTCCATACTCCTGAACATGACCTTTTATGAACTCATACTCTGATTGGTATGTAAGAAAGTAATCATCTGTGATATTATTAAGTGTCAATATCGACATACTTTTATCTTTCAATACCTTTGACAATATTTGAAGTTCTACCATTTAGTTCCGACCCTCCTGTCTTCCCCGACAAACTCCAAAATTTCAGAAGTGTTCCAAACTCTACTAACGAGTCTTCCTCCTAAAATATCCAGCAACTCATCGCCTTTAAGATTACCGGTGAATATATTTGCTTTGCCTGACAACACACGAGCGTCTATAATGTTGAAAAGCGTCGCTCTTGAGTAGTCAGACATCTTAACGGACGAAATATCGTCCCAAATCACGAGGTCACACCTAATTAGGTTGTCCCGTATCAATTCAAATTCATCATCCTTGGCTCCTATACGCTGTCGTTCCCTATCAAAAAACTCAGGAACAGACACGAACACGCCGCGACACTTGAAACAATTACCTCGCCATATTTGATTAAAGTAGGCGAGCATGAGCTTAATCGCCCAACTGGTCTTTCCATTTCCATAGTTCGCTGAATACAGATACAAACTATTTCCGCCTCGTACCCACTCTTTGATATCATCTTTAATGGCCTTGAGTCTACGAAACACTTTAATATCCTCTCCGCCCGTGAGCTGAGCAGGCTTCCACTGATATTCAGGAATATTGGACAACTTCACGAGTTCCAGCATTTCGGCGAAGCGTACACAAGTAGGCCCACATTCTTGAGGAGCAAGACTGCACACATCTGAATACCAACAATCCTTTGGTTTCATTTAGAATACCTCCTCTCCATTCGCAACCGCCCTTCGTAACTGCTCATCTCTGGAGATGCGAGGAGCATCAATTGCCTTGGGCTGACTATTTCCTATAAAGGCGGGGTCATTCTTTTTCTTGTTCTTACCGGACAGCTCATCACACATATACACAAGAGATTTCCATCCGTGCTGTAAAGTGCCTGTGACAGCTTCCACTCGTTTATCAGCAGACAGCTTATCCAAAGCCGCCAGCTGTTCCTTAATCGTCGTCTGAGGCAATAGTGTATTTGACTCGCCCAGCATAATGAAAAATTTCTGCAATTCTCTCTGAAGAGCTACTGGGTACCCTTTAAGGGCGGTCTCCTTTTCACACATTCTGATGAAGGAGTTGACTTTCTGAGTTACAGACTTTCGAGTCTTCGGAGAAGATATAAGTTTTCCTGAAGTAGGTTTAGAGTGACTTGCTCCTGAAGAAGAATGTGGTGTTTCAGAAGACGAAGTTTCTGCAGAACTCGACGAAGGAGGGTTGGCAGAAACCCTATCTTTATTTATATTATTATCTGTATTATTATAGTGTAAAGATTCTTTACTACCTCCCAGTAAAGATTCTTTACTACCTCCCAGTAAAGATTCTTTACTACCTGCAACACGATAACTATTTGTTTCACCATTTTCAAATGTAGTTTTAATGATAAGACCTTTGTTAATCAGTGAGTTGAGAGTAGCTATTACAGTTGGCCTGGACACTCCTGTCCAATCTTGTATGTACGACAAACTACCTTTGAATTCAGATTTGCCGTCTTGTGTGAATCCATATATCATAGCGAAGATTTGAAGTTCGGTAGATTTCAGATTCAATTTATTTATCATCCAGCCTTGGACGACATAAAAGTTTTCATCCTTAATCACTTAAATGACCTCCTTCGCTAATATTTTGACCTGTGTTCTTGTGTCTTCGTCCAAGACTACTTTACTTTCCACCATTCCAGCTGAAACAAGAATGTCAAGATTCTTTTTCTGTAGCTGTTTAGAAAGAGAAGTTTCCTTTTCAATTTCGCCCCAAGGCATGATAAAAAATCCGTCCTTGTAGAAGCCGCCGTTTTCAATTACAGCTTGTTCTTGACTTCTGAGCTCTGACAGCAATACAGCGGCCTTGATTCCTAAGTTTTTCATTACACTTCTGTTGAGATTTAGAATTTCCATATTATATATAGCCTCCTTTACTATATAATTATACAGCCCTCGCACAAGAAATGCAAGGGCTGTATAAAAAATTCTTAACCTCGCATAACAGCGTCTACCTGAGCGTCAACTTCAGAGTTTACAGCGTCCCAAAGGGCCTGTTTTTCTGCTTCGACATCTGCACCTTCAGGCAGTACACGCTCTTCACTGAACATAAACTTGTACCAAGTGCCGTTAATTTCTCGAGAGACGCCGCTCTCGGCACGAATGATGCTGGTAATACCTTTAATAGGTAAATTACCCACTTCGTCCTGTTCGTGCGAATCTCCGCTATTCTCAGCGGGCTCTGCGGGTGCGTCATTGACAGCTTCTTCTACAGCCTGCTCTTCAGGTTCATAGCCGCCACATTCGCTTGCATCGTATTCAGCGTCGCCTTCTACGAGCTTAATACCGTTACACACCTTACAACCTTCATCTGAAGGGTCTCCTGCATACTTACATCTGATAATATCAGCCATTGTTCTTTTCCTCCTGTTTATTCTGAATTTCAATGATGGTCATGATTGCGTAGTTGGCAAGGTCCATGAGAGTATCCGTTACAGACTCGTCAGCTACTTGCATATCTTTGTTCTTTGCGAACGATTCCAAGCGATTAAGTTTATCGCCAAGACGAATACAAGACATCGGAAGTCCCCACTTCTCAAAGGACTGGGCGAAACTATCACCGTAGTCGAAGTTTTTCTTCTCATACAGATTACGCATCGCGATTGTGATGTCTTCGAAAGCATTTACTTTCTTCTGATTTGCTTTTTGAGTGAATTCCATACTATTTCCTCCTTAAACTGCATCGAAATACATATCACCGAAAATTTCCGGCAACTGATTACTAAACTCTGCGAGAACCATGAGTGCGATTTCCTTCATCTGAGGATGAGGAGCTCCAGTTGTGCCAAGAGCACGAAGATTGAAAAAGTGAATCCACTCACGAAGATTCATAGTGACTACAATTTCAGTCTTCAAACTGTTAGGTAACACAGAGCGAGCTTCCTGAGGAGAACGACCCATCTGAATAAGTTCATTATATGCTTTTTCAGCCTGCAAACAAGACTCTTCCCAGATAATGTATTCAGGTGTTCCTTTTTCAAAGAACAGCGGTTCAATGACGGTAATCTCGTTTCCGAATTTACCCTGGTTGTAGTTACAGTATCGAGTAGATTCCTGAGCATAGCTCGCGACACGGTGACGAACAATCTCATGAGACACGCCGCGGTCAACAGTCATCTTAACAGATACGCTGAAATGTTCAATCATTGCAAGGTGCTGACTACGAATGAGAGCCTTCACCATTTTAGGAGCACTCTGCTCCGTGATTTTATCCTCGCTTTTATAGCAAGTACGAGCGACAGTTTCCAGATGCTTGAGAACTTCGTCCTTGTTGATAGGGGTAAGAATTTCAAAAGTGGGCTTAATAATCTTCATATTATTTCTTCACCTTTCCTAATCTCAAAGTAACAGTAGGAGCAAGAGGAGTGACAGCAGGCATAAGAATTTCTGCGTCAACTTCCTTGGCATAAACAAGACGCTCGAATTCATCATCATCGATATACTCTCTTGTCTTTACGCACTGGCTGAACTGCTCAGGAGTGAGAGCCTTACGCAGGATTTCAATGGCCTGAAGTTCATTTACTTCCTGCTTCGGAGTAATTGTGATAGATGCTCTAACATCGCCTACAATAAACTCAGTTTCATTTCTGTTCTGTAGCTCAGTCTTAATGGTTTCGTTGAGCTCGGATACGACTTTCTTGATAGCCGTTTCCTGCTTTTTTACATCCTGATAATTCAGGATAGCGGCGCCTAATTCTTGGTCAGGCATTTTGGTTTGGGGTACTGATTTTCTGGACATCGTACTATTCCTCCTTAAAATTTATCATGAACTTCCTTTTTAGAAGTTCCCTTATTCTCAAGGATTTTGCTTCCTCGTTTGCCCCACTGGAGAGCGGCATTGAAGTCAGCCATACATCCTTTATAAGGCCCTCTGATATCTTCAGCGAACTTCTGCAGATGCGGAATGTCTTCAACTTTGAAGAACTTTGTTCTGCGTCTGTCTCTGAAGTAGTAAGGCGGCAGGTAAAGGCCTTCCGGTTTAGGGAAGTTATCGTTCTCCCACCACTTGTACCATCGATAGATGGTTACATCTGAAATATCAATCTGCATTCCTGCTCGTCGGGCAGAAATATACCCTTCATTTAGTGTTTTCATTCATTCACCTCCGAATAACAAAAATAAATACCATCCTGGTAACAGTATGTACCATCACCTTGTTCAAATTCTGCTTGCCAGATAACATTTTCGGGTAGCACTCTCTCTCCTTCTAAAAGACGCACCGCACACGCAATGGCTCGTTGAACAGCGTGAGTTTCTCCTTCATGCTCTGCTCTATCGGGCCACTTAATGCCCGTCCAGTAAAGATTACCATATTGTCTTTTAGCAGTTGCAACCTCTTCAAATGTATCTGGAAAGTAAGGACTCGCGACCCGGTTGAGAAAGACATTACCTACCTTGAGTCTCGTGTCATTAGAACAAGCATCGCCTCCGGCTTCCTGATAAATGATAATAGCGAGAATTTCAAGCTCTTCATCTGTATATGCAGGAGCTCCTTCAACTGTTTCGTCTGCCGTAAAGTTATCCACGCTTTCCACAGGGTTTTCCACAACCGGCGGAGTAGATGTTGCAGTAAAAGATTGTGATGGTGCGGGCTCAGTAGAGTTTATCCTGTTACTGGGCTTGGGTGATAAAATAATGAGTAGGACTGCGACTGCGGTAAGGCATATTACCACCCCTTTGAATAGTTTGAGTTTGTTCATGATTAAGCACCGAACGAAAGCAGATAGTCAAGTGCGGCGTTGACATTCTTATTATCAACTTTGCCGTCAATCAAAAAGTCTGCCATTCTTCCTTTCTTCTGTACTAAATTGTAGATACCTTCATCAATGGTATCTTTGGCAATGAGAGTAACGACACGAACGGTTCCACGAGTACCAATGCGGTGTGCTCTATCTTCTGCCTGGTCTTTCAAGCCTCTGTTCCAAGGCTCGTCAACAAAGATAACGGTAGATGCCGCTGTCAATGTTAAACCTGTGCCCATAGCACCCACGGTACCGATTATAACCTTACAAGTGTCATCATTCTGGAACTTATTGACTTCGCCCATTCGTAACTCAGATTTTACATCACCTGTAATATATGCAGGATTATAATCTTTGAGTTTTTCACGAATTATGTCTGTCATAGTAGACCATTGACTGAAGATAATAGCTTTTTCACCCACGCTTGAAATTTCCTCAATCATCTCTACAAGACGGTCCAGCTTTGCAGACTGTGTGCAAGTCGTACTCAAAATCTCTGGAGCACCTGTAACTTGACGAAGACGAAGCATTTCAGACAACGGGTCTGGGTGCATCCTAATCTTGTCGATAGAGTCTACAATCTGCTCCTTGACTTCTTTGTACAGCTTCTTCTGGTCTGTCGTTAAGTCTACATACTCAATAGAGTGAACCTTTGGCGGCAAGTCAAGTACATCGCCCTTTGTTCTTCTCAACATCACCTTTGACATGATAGTTCTGAGCTCGTCCAGATTTTTATATCCGACAACTTCCTTATTGTTGAACCCACCCATTACACAATAATGGTTCTTGTACTGATAGAAACTGTGGTCTTCAAAACCTGCCCAACGAAGAGGCAGATACAAATCCAAAGGATTATTCAGTACAAAGGTACCAGACATTGGAATAGGATGTTTAGCTTCAATAGACAGAAGTGCTCGCCCTTGTTGAGAATCAGGATTCTTTGCCTTGTGAGCCTCGTCGAAAGCAATCATTCCGATTGTTCCGTCGTCTACAAGCTCTTGGATTCGTTCTGCAATAGGAAAACGATACTTGGCGTTCTTTGCTTTACCTTCCTTATAAGCTCCACCGCGAAGAGTTTCAATGTTTGTAATCCAGAAAAACTGAGAAGGAATATTCTGTAAGTCTTCCAGTTTCTCCTTCGTTCCGCCTTCAATCATCTTTACAGGAGCTCTCTTCGTGTAACGAGTTCCAAGCACCCAGGCATCTTCTGAGCTGTGAATTTTAATTTCATCTGCCCAGTTATACTTCGTACCATTGATTCCGCAGATAATGAGACAATGCTTCATACCTTCTGATGCTTTTCTGCAAAGAGCGATGTCAATTATCTGCTTTGTTTTGCCAAGACCTTGGTCATCGCCAAGAAGGAAAGCATCGTTTTCCAGGCCGTACATAACTCCTTCAATCTGATGTTTGTAGGGAGTTGTCTTGAAAGTGAAGCCGTCAGGCAGAATAATTTCCTGCTCTTTTTCGTGCTTCATTTCGCCTGTAAGCATTACATCGTACTTTTTCAACTTGTGCATCAGCATAGGCACAGCGGATTCTGGAATTTCCCAACTTCTCTGTTCCGGTAGATATACTCGAGTTCCAAGCTCTTTGACAATAGATACGAGTTCTGCATCATAGTCAAATGATACAAATGCTGAAAGTTTAGAGAGTGATGTAGGTTTTAACTTGACGGGTTGTGCAATCGTGATATTAACCATTTTCTTCCTCCTTCCGTCAATTATATTGTACTACATACATTTCTAAATTGCAATAGCAAATTTAAGAAAATTAAAGAAAAATGCGTGACGCTGAAAACTATTCAAACGCCACGCATTTCACGCATATATTATAATAAGGTAGGAATGCACTACACGACGGTCAGGTCATCTTTACGCACCGCGGCGGTGACAGCTTTACCCAAACCAATAACAACCCTATCGCCACTTATCTGAATGACATCATAAGTTGTCTTGTAGACGAACGATGCAAGATTGCCGCCTGTATAAGTCTTGGCACCGTTCTTAACCTTTACCTTACTGCCAACCTTAATTGTCGCGGCAGGAGCAGGCGTAGAAGCGGCAACAGGTGTACCACTCTGTGTAGTAATATAAGTATCAAACCCCGCCTTCTTCAGCTTGGAAGCCATTGAGATTGCATTGGATTTGTTCTTATACGCACCAACCTGAATCTTATACAGACTACCCACTTTAACCATATAGGTCTCAAAACCTGCGGCCTTAACTTTCGCGAGCTGAGCATCTGCATTCGCCTTCTTACTGTATGCACCTGTCTGTACTCTGTACAGCACTTCCTCCTGAACTTCTTCTGCTTTGCCGAGTTTAGCATTAACCTTGGAAGCGATGTCGCCCATTCTCTCATACAGATAAGTACCAGGACAGCTCTTATTGGCAAACCATCTGTGAGCACCCATATTCTGCTGAGCAGTTCCGACATAACTCTTATTGCCCTTCCACAGAAGCTCCTTGATGTTGTTACGCTTACAAATATCAGCACACAATTCAATGAGAGCTTTATAGGCCGCATCAGTAACAGCATAAGGTTCAGCGGTGTCGCTGGCAACCTCAATAGCGATAGCACGGTGGTCAAAATCAGCACCAGAAATGCCGTTTACACGAATAGGATTACCATTCTTATCGCTACCACCAGAGCACCAAGCTCTGTATTTTTCTTCTACAGAAAGACCAATAGAGCCGTCTTTGCCTACGACATAGTTGGCAGAGCATTCTCTATCAGTTGTGGCGAAATAGTCGCAACCCTGTTTCGCAGTCCATTGGCCTACAATGCAGTGAATAATGATTGAATCAATCTCACTCTTTCGAGTAGACTTATTCTTGGATAGCCTCGTATATGTAACGAGTGGTGAATTACTCATATGATTACCTCCTAATCCTTGAGTACGAGTTCGCAAATTCGACACACAGCGTCAATTCCATACTTATCCGCCATCGATTTAACGAACTTTTGAGCATATTTTGCTCGATTTTCATTTTTGGACTTCCAATAATAAAATCCGCCCCAGGCTCCGTCTGTGACAAAAGAAGTTCCTGCAAGGATGCCGACAGCTGTAACATCGACACCCTTGAAGGTTCCTACAATCGTTGTGACACACAGACAGACGGAAATGAAAATGTGAAAGACCAACATCTTCTTGGAGAACTCCATACGCTTACGCATCGGTGTTCTCAGGTGCTGTGATTACTTCAAAAGTATCTCCGCGATTGATTCTCAGCTGAGCAACGGCATTCTTAATATACGCCTTAAGCTCGTCATCATCTACAGTGATGTTTTTACTTGCGAGAATCTTTCTAGCTTCCGTCCAGGCATACTCCACCTTCGTTACGCCCATCTGAACAAGCTCGCCGGTGATATCCAGTTCCCAGGCCGCACCTACAACCTGTTCTGCGATATCAAATACCTTGGCATACTTTTCAGATTCACGCTTTTCTTTGAGCCAAGGGATAAGAAAAGTGGACACAAGAGCCAAAATAATAGCGATGATAGCTTCAATAATCATAGTAATGTCAATCATGATATCGTACCTCCTTATTCAACATACTCTGTCCAGCCATATACACCGGGTTCCCAAACATTGTCGTCTATATCAGATGTCCAATGTTTATCGTTATGAGCAACCTTGTCACCCTTTGCGTAATCGTCGTGAGCTCCGATAGGCTGACTCCATTCAGGCCATTCCTCAGAAGGGTCTGCAATCAATGTCCACAGACTTGCGGACACATCAGGAGTCCAGTCATCTTGAGAAGTGTGGTTCTGTACGCATCTATACAGAAGACCATTGTGGCGTCTAATATTACCTTGTACATAACTGATATTGGTACGCCAAGTGTCAAAGCTGGAAGAGTGTTCAGCCATCGTTGTATCATCAATTTTGCCTTCTTCAGAATTGAGTACAAACATAATATCAGACATCACGGTGGTATTCGTAAGAGCAGTTTCCAGAAGCTGAATATATTCCTGAGTTGTGTAGACTGTTTCATCATACAGCCACACCTTGTCAAGCGTCTCACCTTCTGTAGACACAGTTTCTTTCTGACGAATGTTGGTGCGGACATACACCTTATCGCCAATCATTTCTCGTTCAGCCAGCACTTCCACAGCACTCTGAACATCAGTAAACTTTTGAGCCATTCTTGATTACCTCCTCGTAAAATTTAGTTGACTCGGGTTCTAAAGGGGTTATGTACTTTCTACACAGCCTGTGAGTGTCAGCACATAGTATCCACCCTTTATACGAAGCAAATGCACACCACTGATTAAAAGACATTCTACCCGTTCGTTCAATGGTGGCGTGTGTTTCCTTGATTTTACGCTTCATTCGCTTAACTGTCGACTTGCGAACAAGCACATAATCAGGAAATATTCTATAGCCTAGAAAATCGATTCCTCGTTTTTCTACAGGAAAAATCTGATAGTTACTTTTCACTTCTAAATCTAAAGTATCTGCAAAATAAACTCGAATGTCCTCTAAAAGTTGATGGAGTCGTTCTTTAGATGAGTGCAAAATAACAATGTCATCCATATATCTGTAGTAATACTTACATCTCTGAGTTTCCTTAATCCAGTGGTCAAATCCGCTCAAGTAGATATTACCAAACCATTGTGACATATAATTGCCTATTGGAATCCCCTTGTTTCCTGGAGTGCTGTCAATAATTTCATCCAGTATCCACAGTAAATCATCGTCCTTAAAAATTGTTCGCATTAGATTCTTAAGTATCTGATGATTTATAGATGGATAGTATTTCTTGACATCCAGTTTTAGGCAATATCGAGTACCCTCCTTGTCGTTGTGTACAACTCGTCTTATGGTGCTCAAGCCTAAATGAATTCCTCGTCCAGGGATGGCTGAATATGTTGTGCTTATGAGCTTTTTCATCAGATAGGGTTCAATTACCTGAAGTATTGCCCATTGGCATATTCTGTCCGGATAATATGGAAGTTTATAAATCTGCCGTACTTTGTTGCCTTCTTCTTTATCAAACACTTCATATTCTGATGTGTGATAAGTCTTATTGATTAAAGTGTTCTGAAGTTGAAGAAGGTGAGTGTCTAAATCCTTTTCCACCTCCACGATATCTGAATACCAACCCTTATTCTTCCTCGCATGAGAATGAGCAGTTTTCAGATTCTCCAAATCATAAATCTTATGGTATAGATTACCTGCTCTCTTCACAATGTGTTTGTGCCTCCTTGAATTTTCGAATCATTTGACCTACTAACACAAGGGTTACTTTTGTTCTGTTTTGCCAAGTGGCAGGGCAAGGTGGCGTCAGTCATGGCATTGAAAATACTTCAATGATAATTATGCACAAACAAAAGCCGCCCCCTGATATTCCGATTCCGATTACTCGCGGTATTATTCACATTCCGATAGAAACTGCTGGCATTCGAGCCATTATTCCAATTCCTGCCTAATTTAGAAACCAAGTTCACCTTGCCCATAAGGTCATTCAAACATCCTGCAGATTCAATAAATGAATCATTCCACTTCTTTTCCACCGGAAGGCACAAACAAAAGCCGCCCCCCGATATGCCGAGGCCGACTACTCGCGGCATTACCCACAGCCCGAAAGAAACCGCCGGCATACGAGCCATAATCCCAAGTCCCGCCCAATACAGAAACCAAGAAACCGTTGTAGGTGTTATTCTGGTAAAAATAATCATTAAGCGGTCTATTAGATGCTCCAGAAGTTCTGGTTGCCAAGAATGCAAAGTCGCATACTTCGCTATAACCGATGGCGTTCACATAGCCATTCGCCTTTGCAAGTTGGAATCCTACATCTTTATAGGGCTCAGCCTTGGTGTCGTCAGCAAAGTTACCCAGAGCAAAGAACGCATTGTGAAGACCTTTTGCCTCAATATTGAGTCCATCTTCCCAAGACCAAATATTGCCCCAGAAGTTTTCTTCACCTCTGTAGGTGACAGACACTTTGCCATTATCACCGTTGGCCATTCCGCTTTCATTACCCAGATTGTCAGTTCCACCATTTACAATAGCCATATTAGTAGTGCCGTCATCCGTGAACGAAGCAACACCTATTCCAATTTTAGACTGAGTATCAAAAGAAGCATACTCAACCAAGAACAACATTTGAGTAGCAGAGTTGGACAAGAAGTCTGTAATCTGGAAACCGCTTCCTCGATTATTTGCCAGCTTACGAGTATTGGCCCTTGTCAGATTCTGAGTTACTCCTGAACAAGGTTTTGCACCACTAATAGAGCAAAGTTTGTCGGCGGCAAAATCTGCTACTTGTTCATCATTCAGGAGCAAAGTGCTCGCAGACGCATCATAAATACTACCTGTATATGCCGCAGAATAGATGAAGTCTTTAATGGTGGCAGGGACGCCTCGAGTAAAATTCGGATGAATCTTGAAACCGCGTTTCGCAGTATCAGACAAATAGATTCTAAACTTATCGCAGGACCACCCTTCTTGACCTTCAACCTTAAACAAATTGAGAGGAACGAATTTGTAGAAGAATTTTGGCTGTTCTACCATTACCTGGCCATTAGAGCCGGTTGCGGAATATCCAGCGTCTCCATAGTACGCAGTAACTTCACCAGCATCTGACAGATTACAACGCTTACGGCCTCCATACATATTAAAGACATTAAAGTCTTCTCCAGGATTAAGACCTACGGCTCCTGCAAGTCGAGTGAAAGTGTTGTTTACTATGTCAACTTCGACACCCGCGATATCAGAATCCGTGTAACCTACATAGCCTTTCAAATCTTCGATTTCGTCTTTCAGTTCATTGATATCACGAATCGTAGCCGCGGCGGCAGGGTCTACCTCCAATTCGACATTTTCTGCATTACTGATGGTACTTACAAGGTCAACTAAAATGCTGGAAGAGCTCAAACCATTGTACGGAGGCATATAATCAGCCTCGATTGCAGTAGTAACAGAATAGAGAATTTCACCTCTATCAGGGTCCTGAGCATACAAACCGATGGTTCTGATAAAGTAACCAGAGGTCAGCTGTTCATTAGTAAACACAGAAGATACCTGAACAGATACATTGTTAATTACCTTCTTTTCAGAAATTACGGAAGTCTGCTTAACGCCAGACAGTGAAGTGAGAGCCTCAACAGACGAACTCGAATATGCAGTATCTGACAGGCAGATTTTCGTAAACGACATTCGAGTCAATCCAGAAGAGACTTTAGCATCCAATTCTCTACCTCTATTGGTAATTTTGGTGCTATTGAAACTTGCCATTGTTTTGTCCTCCTTATTATATTAGGTGTTGTATAGATGCAGTAGACACAGCACCACCGCTATGCCTTACTGTTTCTAACAGATAATTTACATCGATGTCTTGAGACAGCCGATATATTTTA